CAGCCCGGTGAATTGGCTGGCCTTCAGGTTCAAGGTCGACATGACGAATGGATCTGTGCCGAGGTCCGTCACGAGGTAATAGGCCAGCACGGAATCCTTCTGCCCCATGCGGTGCGCGCGGTCTTCCGCCTGGCGATGGATGGCGGGCGACCAGTCGAGCTCGGCGAACACGACGACGCGCGCCCGCTTCTGCAACCCGTCGATGCCGGTCGCGGTGCGCAGTGAAATGATGCAGAGGTTGGTGTCCCCGCGCGCGAAGGCGTTGACCGCTTCGTCCTTCTGGTTCTTGTCCTGCCGGCCGGTGATCTGGACCGGCTTAAATTCTTCCAGAGCCTCAAGCATCCCATCCGTGACCGCATGGTGGTGCATGAAACACAGCGTCGGTTCATCGGCTTCCAGAAGGCCCCGCAGGAACGCGATCACGGCCGGCAATTTCGCCATCGCCGTGGCGCGCCGGGTTTCGCGGATGGCTTCCGCTTCCATCCGAGCACGGTCGAACGGGTTTTCGATGTCAGCCGCCCCGCGCGCCAGTGCGGCGGCTTTCTCCACCAGTTCGGCAAAGATGCCGGCATCGCCTGCGATCGGCTCGATCACGCGCCGTTTGGCCGGAAGCTCGAGCTGGACCTCATCCTTGCGGCGGCGAAGCATCAGGCGGCGGTCGCGCAGGTACTCGCCCAGCACCTCCGGATCGCCGACAACGAGCTTGCCGGCGACATAGGTGCACCAGGTCCGCTCGAAGTCGGCGCGCGTGCCGAGCGAGCCCCGGCACAGCGTATTCATGACGCTGTGCATCTCGATGCCGTGATTGTAGATCGGCGTGCCCGACAGCCCCGCGACATTGTCGGCGGTCCGCGCGATCGCGGTGCAGGCATCGTGCTTGCGGGTGTTCGGATGCCGCAGTTCCTGACATTCGTCGAAGATGACCGTCTTGACACCGCGCTCGATCAGGAAGTCAGACCAGGCGTGCAGCACCAGATAGTGCACGATGTAGACGTCAGCCTTAGGCGTGGAATCAAACCGCTTGCCGCCATTGAGCGAGACGACAGACAGGCCTTCGGAGAGGTTGTCGCCGATCTCGCGCACCCGCATGAACTCGCCGATCTTCTTTTCCCAGTGCCGCTGCACATGGCTCTGCACCACGATCGCCGCGGGAAAGGCGCTGATGCGATCGAGGAAGCCGAAGGCCTGCACGGTCTTGCCGAGCCCCATGTCATCGGCCAAAAGCCCTTTCCGGACCGCGCACAGAAACGCCACGCCTTCGGACTGGAACGGCAGCAGTCGCCCGCGAAAGTATAGCCCGCCGGCGCTGTCGGCCGGGACCGAGGCTGCGATATGCCGCTCTGCGACCAGCTGCCGGTACATGCGGTCGAAGATCGTCTGCGCCGCATCGGTCAGCCGCATCGGGAAGCGATGCAACAGCAACAAGAGTTCATCGAAATTACCGAGGGTAGCCGGAAACGAGATCGCCTTGACGCCGTCTTCGCTGCCTCCCGGGCCGAACAACTTACGCGCCATAATGACAGCGTGAGAGGAGCCCCAAATCTTCCAGCGCGGCCATGCCGGCGACTTCGGGTCCTCAGGCTCGGAATAATCCAGCGTGCCGACGGCGCCGACGGTCGGCGGCCGGGTCAGCACGGTCGGCAGATTGACCGCAGGCTCATCGTCGCGCCATGCGAGGGCTTCGAGTTGCTTCAGAAAATCGTCGGCTTCCGGCATCGGGTTTGGTGTCAATGCGTTCACAGCATCCCCAACGCCTGCATATACGTCTCCAGGATCGTCTCGGCTTCCTGCCGCTCCGATGGATCCTGCTTCCTCATCTTCACGATGGTGCGCAGCGCCTTGACGTCGAAGCCGTTGCCCTTGCCCTCGGCATAGACGTCGCGGATGTCGTCGGAGATGGTCTTCTTCTCCTCCTCCAGCCGCTCGATGCGCTCGATGATGGCCTTGAGCTGGTCCTTGGCGAAACGGGTTGAGGGCTGTTCTGTCACGGCAGGTTCCGCACGCGCGAGCATGGGCGTGATCTCCATTCAAAACGATGGTTGGGAACGCAACGCGACGATACTTTTTGGACGATGATCAGGCGCGTAACCCGCAGCTGTTCATCTGTGCGCTGGCATGGTCACAAGTCCGATTGCAACACCTTCCGCGCCGCATTGAGCTTGCGGTCCATACGGTCGAAAGCTGCGCGCTCGTTCACGAGCGCCGCTTCGACCAACGGCCGCAGGAAGTCCGGGGAGACGGCGATGCGGACGTCAAGATGCTCGCCTGGATGCACCACGTTGATAAAAAATTGCGGATCAAAATCATAGTCAGAGCAGTTGAACGCAGGTGCGCTAAGCGCGTCGACCGCCTTTTCAAGCTCGCTCACCCGCTCTTTGCTCCTCCGATGAAGACTGAGCGCGTGTGCGAGCGCCTGGGATGCCGCCTGTCCTTCACTGCCCGGGTGACCGATGACAGGCGCAGCAGCTTCAGTGGCCCCTTGATTCATAATCTTCCCTTTCCATCGGTACGATCTTGTAGCCCTCGATACGCAGCGCCTCGGTGATCGCGTGCACCACCATGCTGTTCTCGGTGATCTCGCGCTTCCAGAACTGAAACATCATGGCGTAGTTCAGCCCGCAGGCGATGGCCTCGCCCGGATCGAGCAGCGGCGTGGCGCGCGGCCCGCGGAGCAGCACGGCGGCAAGCCGGTCGATCACGGGCGGCGGGCGGGAGGGCTTCACTTGCCACGCCCCTTGATCGCTTCCTGCACGGTCACGTTCCAGTCGTGCGCGAACTTGAACTGCCGCGACCATTCCGTCGACGAAAGGCGGCACTGCACGACGTGCGACCAGTCACCCTCCCCGCGTTCGACGCGAACGACCGGCAGGATCAGGACATCAGCGCTCATGCTTCGCTCGCCTCCCATCACGTCACCGTCGAGGGGGGGGGGTACATCGGCGTTCAACTGGTCGAACGCCTTCAGGTCGAACAGCGCGGGCATCGCGATCTTTTCTTCCGCCGCGCGCAGATAATGCACGCCGTCCATGAAATAGGTCGCCGACAGTTCGGTCGCCGCGCCCTTACGGCCCTTCAGCAGCGCGCGATAGGGCACGGTCATCAGCCCGCCGAAGGGATCGACCACCAGCTCGCCTTCGTTGGAATAGCGCTCGATCAGGCGGTCGACGATGTCCCACTGGAGAGGACATAAATGCATCTCCGCGCCCTTTCTCTGCTGCAGCATGTTGAGCGTGCGCATCCGGTGGATATCGGTCCAGACGTCGGGATGGTGCGAGCCCGGCGCGATCGCCATGAAGGTCGCCGGCAGGGTTCCCTTGCGTTCCAGCACTTCGCCGATCTTGACGTGCGCCTCGTGATCATAGATGCGATCGACGGACATCTTCGAGAAATGCCGCGCCATGTCGGCGCTTTCGAACTCGGCAAATTCAGCCGTCGACAACAGCCGGTTGCCGCTCGATCGCCACAACGAATGCGCATCGACCTGCCAGCGTGCGCGGGAATAGCCCTCTACATTTCGATCAGGCCGTTCCGGCTGCAAAAGCTCAGGAGGCGAACGGTCGTTCGGGTCGGGCTCTGATCCTTGGCCGCGTCCCATATCGATATAATGCGGCTCACCATCTTCATCGCGCACGATTTGGCCAGCATCGTCCCGCTCCAGGATAAATCGCCATATGAAGTCTTCTTCCGAATAACCCTTCACCTTGGTGACCGGCACATCGGCGTAAGATCGCGTCCGATCGCTCTGCGGCTTGCGCAGCAACAGGATATATTCCGGCATCCCGCAGCCCATTTTCGTGGAGTCCTTGGCGTTCTCGCTCCAGCCCAGCCGATAGGTCTGGTTGTTCTCCCGCACCACGTCGGTGACGACCGTGATCATGCCCATGTACTGAAAGCCGTGGGCGCGGTAGTGCATGATCGCCTCCGCATGGAACGGTTCGACCGTCGGCACGCCCTCGCCGGTCACGGCGCCGAACAGGATGCGGTCCTTGACATGGATGCAGGCGAGCCGGCCGGGCTTGAGCGTGCGCAGCAACTCACTGGAGAGGAAATCCATCTGCGACCAGAAATGCGCATTGTCGTCGGAATGCCCGAAATCGCGATAGCTTGCCGAATACTCGTACTGCTTGCCGAACGGGATCGAGGACACAATAAGATCAACCGAGTTCTCCGGCCAGGTCTTGAACTCGGCGACCGCGTCATTGTTGATGGCGCGCCAGAGCGGGACGCCGTCCCTGATCGTATCCGAGGCGATCTCGACCCGCTGTACGCCGATCGAACGCAACAGCGCATCGCGCAGCGGCAGGGTGTTGAGGCCGTGGCGCTTGATGATCTCGCTCATGCGTTGCCGCATCTCGATATCGAGCGCCCACTTGGTCTCCAGCGCGGCCTTGCCAGCGCGCATGTCCTCCGAATAGATGATGTCGATCTCGACCGGATGCTGCTGCCCGAAGCGCTGCAGGCGGTAGAGGCTCTGGATGAAATCATTGAACTTGTAGCCGTCGCCGGGCATGCCGACATAGACGGCCTTGTGGCAGTGATACTGGAAGTTCGAGCCGGAGCCGGAGAGAATCGGCTTGGTCCCGAAATACTTGATCCGGCCTTCCTCGAAGTCGTGCAGCAACACCTCCCGGGCATCGATGTCCATGCTGCCGGAGATGGTGACGACCGAAGGTAGCGCCGCTTCGATCGCTTCCCGTTCCGCCTCGAGGTCGTGCCAGATGATCCGATGGCTCTCGGGATCCTGCGCGATGATTTCCATCATCTTCGCCACACGCGCCGGCAGGCTGTCGCGGCGCGACTTCGCCGATTGCTGCAGCGAGGTGGCGACGTCGCGGAACATGACGCTCTGCCCGTCACGCTCCGGCTCCGCTTTGGAGTGATCGGCCGGCACCTCGTGCCACCTGATCTTCAAGGGCGGCAACTCATAGCCGTCGTCGCTGTAGCCGAGCTCGCTGGGCTTCTGCAGGAACGCGCAGAAGGAGTGTATCCACATCCAGAACTCATCAGCCTTGTGTGGGTAGAGCGTGAGATCGCCGGCTTTCTCCGAATTGCGCTGGAACCAGCGCGTTAAGGCAAGGCCCGTGTCCATCACGCCCAGGAAGCCGGAATAGTGGATCAGCTCCTTGTAGCGGTTCGGCGAGGGTGTGGCGGTCGAGACCAGCTTGAAGGTGACCTTGGAGAACAGCGGCAAAAATTCCTGAAAGGTCTTGCTGCCGTAGCTGCGCAGCACGGATGCTTCATCCAGCGACACGGCTGTGAAGAGGTTGGGATCGAGCTTGCCGTCGCGGATGGATTCATAGTTGGTGAGAAAGTGGCGAACACCCTCGGCATAGAGCGCGTGGTATTCAGCATCAGTGCGGATGAAGCGCACGTCCATCGCGAGATTCAGCGCTTCCTTGATGAAGCCGTGGCGCACGCCGAGCGGGACCACGCAGAGCGTCGGGCTCCCCGTATGTCGATGCAGCTGCCGGCACCATTCCAGCTGCATCGCCGTCTTGTGCAGGCCGAAGGACGCAAAGATCGCGGCGCAGCCGAGGCGCAGCGCCCAGACGGTCAGGTCCTTGCAGTGCGGCTTCAGGTACGGATGCAACGCGTCGCGCGCGACCTCGATGCCGCGCATCGGCGCGACCACGATCTTGTCTTCGAGGAAGTCCTGATAGTTGGGCCAGGCGAGGTCGAGGTCGTCGTCGTCGGAAATAGGTGCCGTCTCTCCGGCTGTCACGTCTCGTCCGCCGACGTTCGAGGCTTGTGACGGTAAGCAGCCGGCCGATGTGCGCAGGGCGGCGCTTAACCCAAGGCCCATGTTCCCACGGCTGGGGACCGTTTCGCCTGCGCCAATTGGCGCATGCTCGATTTCACCCGCGCCGGCAGAAAGCGAAGGAACGGCCGGCGCGGGTTCAGAGGCGGGCGCTAGGACGGCACCTTCCTCCGAAGCTGAAAGGGGCGAGCCTGCATCGCTCTGGGGGAACGTCGCAGGCTCTGATCGCGGCGCCGGGGGTACAGCGTCGGCGATGTTGGTTTCTGACGGGTCTGAAGTTTCCCCTCGGCCGTTGGGCCTGTGAGGGCCGCTTATTAGGCTGTCATCCCTTGGATCGTTCAGCCCGTCAGAACTCTTGCGCTTGCGCGATTTCGCTGCTTTCGGAATCCGGTTTCCGTCTCCCGGTATGATCGGTTGGCCGCGGCCATCGACCATCGGTCCATGCGGATGGCGTTGCCAGTGCGCCTCGATCGCAGCATCAACGCGCAGCTGATCGCCGGCTCCGAACTTGATGACATGACCGCACTTGCATGTCGCCAGCATCAGGATGGTGCCGTCCTCAATGGGATTGGTCATCGAGAAGGTGTGCTGCGCGGGAAACTGCCGACGCTTGGAATGCAGATCGAGCAGATGGTTCACGACGGGGTCGCGTGTCAGCTGCTCGGCATCGTCGCCGGCGTGCATCCAGGCGTCGGATTTTGGGGTGATTTCCTTTTCGGGCCTCAACCCGTTCGCCCATCGGATCACGCCATTGCCGAACTCTTCGGTCCAGCAAACCCCCTCGCCTTCTTTCGCGGCCATATAGAGCCGCGCCAGCATCATCATGTTGTCGACGGCGACCTCCAGCGCTTCCGCGCGCGTCTCGTACTGCTCTTCGTCGATGCCGAGCCCGGGCGGCTTTGCCAGCCAGTTGCCGTTATCGAGCTCCAGCACGATGATCTTGACGTTGGGAGAGCGATATTCGAACACCTCGCCCTGGTCGTCGCGGAAGAACTTTCCGCCTGCGCCAAGCGGCGGCGTGCCGTCGGCGGCGCGAAGCACGGGCGTATCCTTGATGGCGGCGGAGGCAGTCATGCATCCGCCTTTTCCGCTCGATAAGACGGAACGGTTTCAGCCGCGATCGCGTAGCGTTCTACCGAGCTGCAGTCGCCCGGCTTCCTGACCAGCACGATGCAGTCTCGCATCCCGCTAACGATCGCATATTCGCCGCCGCTGGCGTCGTAGCGTTCGGCAAACTTCTCCGCCGCAGTATCGGCGCTGTGCGCGAACGTCTTGTCCCAATCTTCGTCGGTTTGCCAGTCTCCCCGGCATTCCCATTCGGGCGCGCAGCGATGGCGCAGCACGGTCCCCGACAGGAATCCGAATTCGCGGCAGTTGGGGCAACGCTGGAAGTTGTCCGCTTCGCTCATTCCGCAGCCTCCAGAAACTCTGGCGCGGGCTCGACTTCATCGGGCCGGTAGTTCGCCGCAACCAGGGCAGCGGCCATCGGCGGGCAGACGCTGTTGCCGCATTTGGAGACCTGCTCGGTCTTGGAGATCGCAGAGCCGTCCGGCTTGCGGTCGATGATGTAGCTTTCCGGAAAGCCCTGCGCGCGGAACAATTCGCGCGGGGTCAGCATGCGCAAGCCGATGTCGGTGATGACGTAGGTAACGCCGTCGATGGTGACGGTGACGACGCCCATGCGGTCCTTGGTGGTGACGGAGTGCAGGGGATCGTCGACCAGCTGCCCCTCGCCGGTGCCGTAATATTTCTGAATGAACGCGGCGGTCGTCGCCGTGTGATTGCCTTCCGCCAGCACGGCCGGCGCGGGATCCTCGATCGAACGGTCGCGTCGCTTCTTGCCCTTCAGGATCGTCAGGCCGGCCGAGACGACGCCCTGCGTCGATCCCTTGCCAACGACTGTCGAGACCGGCTCGCGCGCGTCATGGCCCGGCTCGAGATAGTTGTGCTGCGCCATGAAGGCCGCGACCAGGCTCGCATGCGAGCCGGATTGCATCACAGTTGCGACCGGCGCATCGAGCGGGCGTCCCGCTTTTGGTTCCCCGGACCGCTCGCTATTGTGTTGCGCCAGATGCGCCGCAATCACACCCAAGGGCGCGCAGCCGCCGGCACGTTTGATGAAGCTATTGGCCGTGACCGTCGGCGCAGGTTCGTCCATGCCGCTGCCGGTCGAGTTGGCGCGGAATTTCGTCAGATGCGGCGCAATCAACGCGTGACGGCGCTCCGTCGTTTGCGTGCGCAATGGCTCCTCAGCCGAGGCCGCTCGTCCATCTTCGCCCTCGCCCTTTCCATAGTAAGCCGAGAGCACTGGCGCGACCAGAGAAGCACCATTCCCGGTCGGTACCACGACGGGTGCCGGAGTCTCGAGCGAAAGCGCGCGGGGTTCCTGCCCGTCCCGCTCCCCATAGCGCGGCACGCCGAACGGCGCGACTACAACGCTGTCTGCCTTCGCTGTGAGGGTCTGCGCAGGCGCGTCCGCGCTGCGCGGCTCGCTTTGCGCCATCCTGCCGCCGACGCCGGTGACAAAGGGTTGCACGACGGCGAACGATTGCGCCGAGGTCATCGTGCGGACCGGCTCTTCCGTCGTGTGCACGCCGTTACGCGGGGATCCTGAGGCCATGTCCGTCCGGACGATGAAAGGCTTTGCCGCATCCAGCACATAGCGCTTCACGCCCTTGGCGATGCGCGCCATCGTGGCCGGCTGCAGCGGGCGGACCGCGCGCAGGCCGAACTTGGCGAAAATCTCTTCCGCCGTATCGAAGATCGACGGACACGGCAGCGACCAGTCGATGATCTCGGCTGCCGTACGCCACGGCTTGAGTAAGCCCTGCTTCACAGCGTCCGACTTCGGATCGCCATGCGTCGGCACTGGCCACACGATCGGCCGGCCGTCGCGGCGCGCGATCAGGAACAGGCGCCTGCGGATCGTCGGCGCGCCGTAGTCGCAGGCGCGCAGCTCGCGCCACTCGACGGCATAGCCCAGTCGCTTCAGCTCGCCCAGCCAGCGCTTGAAGGTGACGCCCTTCTGCAGCGGACAGGGCCGGTTGTCCGCACCCAGCGGTCCCCACGTCTGGAACTCCTCGACGTTCTCCAGGATGATGACGCGCGGGCTGACCGTGTTGGCCCAGTGCACCACCACCCAGGCGAGGCTGCGAATGTTCTTGTTGACGGGCTTGCCGCCTTTGGCCTTGGAGAAGTGCTTGCAGTCCGGGGAGAACCAGGCGAGACCGACGGGCCTGCCGCCTGTTGCGGCGACCGGATCGACCTTCCAGACATCCTCGGTGATGTGCACAGTCGAGGGATGGTTGACCTCGTGCATCGCAAGCGCGGTCGCATCGTGATTGACCGCGATATCGGGTGAGCGCCCCAGCGCCAGCTCGATGCCGGTCGAGGCCCCGCCGCCGCCTGCGAATGAGTCAACGATGATCTCATGCATCGGCGTCATCCCCAACAACTGCGCCGACCTTCACGATCATCGACAGCACGTGATCGGTCTTGAGCCGCGACACGAGATCATCGGACAACACCTGCGCGGCATAGGCATCGCCGCAGATCAGTTCAATCGCAACGACGTTACCTTCGGTCGCGATCTCGATTTGCTTGACGACGCCTGCGAGATTGCTCACGGCCGCACCTTCACCTTCGACTTCACCCGATCAACACACACCTGCACCACACCGATGGCGATGAAGATCGCGAGCACGAACAGCACCAACTCCAGCGCGGTCATGGTGCCCTCGAAGGCATCCTCGAAGCCGTCGAGATCGAAGATCGACAGGATGAAGGTGAGCCACATCAGAACGACCTCCGCTTGTCTTTGCGGTTACGGTCGTGCTTTTCGCCTTCGGCGATGATCAGCGCGCAAGCCTTGACGAGGTCGCGGCGGAAGCCGGTAGGTTTCCACCACTGGAGCGTCCAGGGCCAGATCAGAAGACCGAACACATTGATCGTGCCGGTTGGCGTTAGACATTCGACCGGCTCGTCTCCGATTGCGTAGGCTGCGCCCGCGCGGGCCAACTCGCCGACCTCATGCTGGTCATCATGATCGGACGACCATCCTTCCTGCTCGATCTGCCGGAAGCGTTCCGCGACGACCGCCTGCATGAACGCCGACAAGGGCCTTCGGATATGCAGCGCCTCGAAGAGCCGGCGCATCACGAACTGCCGCGCGATCGAGATCGCGGTCATGATCAGCGCGAAGGTCAGATTCTGCGAAAACGAGATGGTGACGCCCAAGAGCGGCAGCATGAACATCTGCGCGGTCAGGCTGATGCCGAACCCGACCAGGATCGAGACGACAGCCTCGATCAGCGACATGAGCTTCGACTGCTTCATCGCACGGCGTCCTTTGACGGCGGGATTTCACGCGCGTATTTGTAGTCAGAAGCGCGTGTATGATCGGGACAGCGGTTCAGCTCGATCGAATCATCGAAAGAGCCGTCGATCGTCTCCGGCGCATGGCGCAGCATCGCCTTTTTCTGTTCGCGGGCGGCCTTCTTGCGCGCGGCGCGGTAGGACCATGCGGGACGCGGGGCGCGTTTCGGTTTTTCGTCCGTCACTGCACATCCCCCTTCAGCAAATCGCGATAGTCGAATCCCTGCTTCAGCGTGACCGCGCCGTCGGCGTTGACGTGGAACGGCACCACGAAGTCCTGCGCGCCGGCGTCCGACAGCTGCGCGGACTGCATCGCGTAGGCCAGCACAAGGTTCGTCAGCTGGACCAGGTTGTTCGGCGACGGGATCGGGCGCCCGTCAGCGGCGATCGGTCGAAACGAGGTGGCGCAATAGCTCAATGCGCCCGAGATCGCGACGGCGAGAAAATGCATCAGGTGCTCGGATTCGACCTGGCCTGAGAAGCCGCCGAGCCGCCGGCCCGTTGCCACCATCATCACTGCGGCAAGGTGCATTCCGACCCGGTAGCCTTCCTGCAGCGGCTCCGGGATATCGGCATCGTTGACGCGCTCGTATTCGGCAAGCGTGGCATCGCGGACGGGTTTTGCGAGGTCGAAGAGGTCGGTCATGCGGCTTCGTCCTCCGCAGTCTCGACAGGCGGACGGCGCTTGGCGACCGGATGTTGCGTGAAACGCTCGGCATCGTCGGGACGCGTCAACGCTTCGCGGCAGCCTGGTGGAATCCAGAATGCCGCGCGCGGCTCCATGCCCTTGATCCAAACGAGCCAGATGTAGGCCGTGGCCGTGCCGCCTTCCGGCTCCCAGCGGCCCTTGCAGAGATTGACGCGCTCGGCAAAGAACGCGATCAGGGTCGGCGGACGATCGCGGAAAATCTTTTCGTAACGGCCGACGGTCTCTAACCATTGCAGGCGGACAAACATGCCGACGCCAAACCGGGCGCGCTGCAAGGCCTGCAACACAAAGGCTTCGCCCTTCTCGCCGAAGGGCGGATTCGTGATGATGAAGTCGGCCGGGATATCGACGACTTCGAGATCGGAAAGGAAATCGAGTACGCGATCGCCATAGCCGTAGTCAAAGATATCGGTCGCCAGCATCGCGCCGAAATATTCGCGCAGCACTTCCGCCATGTGGCCCTCGCCACACGCCGGCTCCCAAGCACTCTGCTTGTCGAGCCTCCAAAGCGGATCAATATGGGGAAGCACACGTTCGACTAGTGCCCGCGTCGCCCATGGCGGCGTCGGAAAGAAATCGAGGCTGTCATCCGGCTCCTGCCGTGACGACATGATCGCGCGGTTGCCCTTCGGCAGCGCCTTTTCAACGGCGGCCGGTTGCTCGGCTTCCGGAAGGCGTGCGATCTTCTCCGCAACCGAGACCGCGATTTGATCCTGCGCGACTGCTTCCTGCAGTTGCGGGACGCCCTGTTCAACGACCGTTGTCGCGCGCTGCACGCTGCGGCGGCTGACATTCATCAGATCGCCGGCCTCGGATTGCGAAACGATCGCTACGGGATCCTGCGGCGGCGGTTCTGCCTCCCCGCCAAAATCGAGGCCGGGTGCGCCAATTGGCGCAGGCTGCGAATGCTGATTGTCCCCGAGCCGCAACGTCGCAAGCTTGGCCGCGACCATCGCGCGCTGGCTTTCGGTCAGGTGCCGGCGCTTGAGGTTCTTCGAGATGACCCAGTTCAGCGCGTCCCGATCGGTGCCTTCGAACACTTCAGCGCGAATGGCGAGACCGACCTTGACGCCCGCGGTGTAGCGGTTGCGACCGTCGAGGATCATGCCGCGATGCAGCTTGACCGTCTCGACCTGGCCGTTGTCGCGCATGTCGGCGCCGAGATCGTCGGTCTCGCGCTCGGACAGCATCGGGAACAGGTTTGCGAGCGGATGAAACTTCAGCGGCGCGTGGCCCGGCATCAGCGTGCTCATGGCGTGCCCCACGTCAACAGCGCAGCAACAGCCAGGATCAACAGGCCCGTGCATGCTGCGGCAAAGCCCAGCCAGAACCGCTCCTTGTCCCTCAGCTCATCGAGGCGATGCTGCTCTTCCGGGGAGATGGCCATCATGGGACACTGTTTCCGTTTTTTAGAACGCAAGAACTCACGCCCGGAAATGACCGGACGCGTGCAGATTTGAAGGGTTACGCGGGAAGCTACAGAACTGTGGTCGCGCGCGAGAGACGATGCGCGCGGAAAGCTTTAAGGTCGTTGGCTTACGACCGCCCGTGCGGATGATCCGCCCTCACGGTGCGAGACAGGGGGGCAAGGTGCGGTCACTGCTTCTCTCCCGGCGGCAGGATGTGCCAGTCGAAGCGCGTGTGAATTTTGTCCGGTGACGGTGTGTCCATGTGGAACGTGTGTTGAAGATGCAGGCGACCGCTGATCAGAATGCGTAGGCGATCGGCCCAATCGAGGCGCATGGTCGAGCGCGTTTGCATCCAGCCGCGCCAGACCTCGCAGGGCTTTTCTTCAGCAACGTCATCCCCGAGATGGAAGCGAAAACCGGCCCAGCGCCAGAACCTGGTCCGCCGCGAAGGCGCCGCATAGAAACATCCTGCCGTGTCAGTCATGGCGTCCCTCAGTTCAGCAAGTCGAAACCAAAAACCTTGCGCATCTCAGGCGAGAGATGCTTCATCGCCTCCTGCCCCGAGGCGCTGCGTGTCCATTCGTCGCTTTCTTCCTTGGTCGCGTCGAACTCGCCGGTCGCAACCCGCGCGGCAAACTTGATAAGGCCCGCCGCATGCAACTCCATGTAGAGTTGCGTGATCGGGCAGACATACGTGTCGGCGAAATCGTCGAACTCGCCGGTCGCGGCTCGCTTCGCGAATGCCTCGTATTTGGCGGCGTTCGCAGGCGAGGCCTGTGCGGCGACCTTCCGCAGTTCAGCAGCGAGTTTGTCGCGCGTCTTCATGCACTCACCCGGTCTTTGCGGGAGACCTTGCGCAGGATTTCATGCGCGAAACCGATATCGCTTTTTCGATCCGCGAGCGGGCGGAAGCGTGCGGGATTGAATGACTCACGGTGACCTTGGTGCCAGCGGTTCTGTATCTCGCAAAGATGAACACCAGTCTCGCCGGGATGATCGGAATGCTCGCCAAAACCCTGGATCGTGTAGATCGAACCTTTAATCAGTTCGCACGGAAAATACCGAGCTGGATCGCCCGATGCGGCATCGACGCACACGACCTTCTGTCCGACACGGAACGTCATGCGGCCCATTCCCTGCCGGCACACGGATGAAAAGCGAACTTGCTCCGCTGTGCGTAGGCCACAAAATCACTCGCGCGAGCTGCACTGAAAAGGTGGGGGACGCATTTGCGCGTCCCCCTGCTATATGGGGCCGGCGGTTGGAGCGGAGTTTCTTCCCGTTGGCCAAATAGTCCGGCCGCCTCGTGTGTCAGCGAGCCCCAACGCTCTGATGCCGACACCCTCATGCCCTCGCCACCTTGCGGCAAAGGCCCCTCTTGGATTCCTTCAGCTGATGATCTCGTTGAGAAGCACGAGCGCAACGCGCGTGCCTGGCTTCCGCTTGCCTTCGATGAGAAGGTTCGCGTGCCTCTCGGTGCATTTCCCGCCGTGCTCTTTGACGCGATCCGAAAGCCAGCGCGCGGGCTTGACGCCTTCCGACAAAGCCCATACCGCGCGACCGAGCCGAGAGTTAGGGAACAATTGTTCCTTAATTGGTTTTGACCGGCGCCGCCGGCGCTGTTGTGATTCGCGCATGCCCCACTCCCACGCAACAGCTGAACCAAATGCACTCTCTCCCGAACTCGCAGCACAAACTGCGCAACGCAGCCTCTTCCTGCTACTGTCGCGGCATGGATCGCCTCACAAAGACTGGACGGCGCACGCTGATCGCGATGGCAGTTGTGCTGCTGCTGATGCTCGCCTTGGCAGCGCTCGGCATCCTGCGCTAGCGGTAAGCGATTGCGCTGCAATGACGAATTTCGTTCCAATCCCGCCCAAGTTGCGCCATCATAATCACGCCAGCGCACAGAGAAAAAAATGGGGCAGGAAAAATGGGCCTTCTGGAGCAGAAGGAATCCCAGAGCATTCCCGATGCTTTTGGCGTTCCGAGTTACTACGTGCACAAGTTCTTTGCCGAGCCGGCAGGTCCGGGCGATGTCAGGCTCTACGCCTGCGCCACCATCAACGGCGTCCTGGTCCCGCAATATCTCGCGGTGATGCCGGCGCTGTCGCTCTTGACCAGTGCGGACCTGGTGCGCGAAGTCGCGCGGCAGCTGTTGCGGGGCGAGGGCGCGAGCGGGCTTCATTGAGCGGCCTCCGCTGGCGCCAAGGGCGGTGCTTCCGGCAGAAAGTCGTTGGCCGTTACGCGCCCCGCCGTCTCGCGCATGATCGCGAGCGCCACCAGCGGACGCGGACAATAGCGTCCCCGGCAGTAATCGGTCACGACGGACGGCTGAACGCCAATCCGTTCGGCGAACCGATACTTCGGGGTTTTTGTCTCTTTGAGCCAATCGGAAAGCTTCATTGTGCGAATCAATAGTGTAGCCGAATATTCGTTGCAACCGAATATTCAGTCAAGCGGACTTTCGGGTTTTTCCGGGGAACCTAGACTTTTGCCCATGGCAAAGTCAGGACCACACCGGCCCCGTGCAGCGGCGCCCAAGCGCGCGATCGGGCGGAACTTCATCAAAAACTGGCGGATTCACCGGGAAATGACCGTGGAAGAACTGGCCGAGGCGGCCGGTATGTCCACAGGGAACATTTCCGCGCTGGAGAATCATCGCCAGGGGCACTCGACCGAAGGCCTGGAAAAGCTGGCCCATGCCCTTAAGACGACCCCTGATGCGCTCCTGGGCGTGGATCCGTTGTCGGAGGGCACCGGCCAGTTCTGGCCTCTGTGGGAGCGCGCCAGCGCCAAGGACCGGCAGTTTCTGATCGATATGGCGGGACGCCTTGTAAGCGGAGCGGCGGCTAAGAAATAGGTTCGAACGGGGGCGGCTATGCGTGTATGGGTGATTGTCGGAGCGGCGCTCGCGCTTACCTCATGCGCATCAAGTACAGGTATTTTACCAGCCGGACCCGATACTTACACGATTTCAGAGAAATTCGCTCCGGTCCGTGGCGGCGGCGACGAAGCCCAACGATCCGCTCTGGTGCAGGCAGATCAGTTCTGCGCGCAACAAGGCCGCAAGTTTGTTCCGAACAACATGGGCCAGTCGGGAAACCTCAATAACCCTTATGGCCCAACAGGCTATTCCGTGACCTTCCGCTGCCTCCAGCCGAATGACCCGGCCGTTGCCGGCTACCAGCTGGGACAGGCGCCAAACTTCATTATCGAACAGCGCAACCGCTAGGTGACATCCAATGGGCAGTCTCAGCATCTGGCATTGGGTGATCGCCGCTATGGTTCTGTCGGCGCCGGTCCCGATCGGTAAGCTCTTGACGCGGACCGGCCGGCATTGGGCGTGGTCCCTGCTCTATTTCGTCCCCCTCCTAAACATCATTTTCCTTTGGGTTTGGGCTTTCGCTGACAACCAGGACGCCTAACACGTTGAACGGTTAGGTTCTTCGGCCCCACCGAAAATAATTGCGGCTGGCTAAAATATTCGGTTGCACCGAATATTCGGCCATGCTATATGTGGCTTCGTTCTCACAACCGGAACCGCCGCCATGTCTCCCCAGCCTTCATCCCTTCCCGTCGCCTCTTCTTCCCCAGCCTTCATCAATCACCCTGCCCCGATCGCCGATCACACGGGCGAGCGCTTCATCATCATGGGCGGCGGCAAGGGCGCCGCGGCAATCGAGCCGTGGGTTGCCTGCGATGAACTGTTCCGGATGGACCGCGCCGCGACGGTAGCGTGGATCGCCTCCGGCGAACTGATCTCCATCGCCAAGGTCATCGCCTTCGATCTGGATAACCGAACCTGCCGCGATGCGACCGATGAGATTGCCCGCGAGGTGATGACGGCATGGGCCGATGACGGCGAGCCTTTGAGCGACTGGCAATACGAGTTCGTCGAGATGCATGTCGGCCTTGCTGCGGCTGCCGCGTTCGGGCGGAGGGCCGCGTGATGGCCCGCAAAACCACGGCCGCGAAAATCCACCATCCCAAGAGCGCCGCAGAAGCGCGCGCCATCGTCGAGGAACGCCGACCCTACTGCAACGCCATCTCCGAAGCGTTCATGCGCGGCGACATGCAAGGCGTCGCCGATGCCCAACGCGTCATGCGCGACGCTTTTCCGGAGGGTTGAATCATGCCGGATATCGACCTCACCATCCCCGATTTCCTGCTCCACGAAAATTCATCCAGCGCACAACTCACGCCCGAACAGGAAGCGCGAGTGAAACAACTCCTTGCGGAAGCGCGCAGCATCATCCCGCGGCGCCGCGGACGCCAGCGCTTCGATCTTCCCCAACAGATCGAGCCCAAAGGCCGCGAGCTGCTGAAGCAAATCGAAAAGGACAAGGCCGAACGCCAGGCTGCGCGCTTCAAGGAACTTCGCGAGCGGAGACACCGCCATGCGTGACGTCACCAACCACAACCGCCTCGCCGCAGCGATGGCCGCGCGCATGGCCGAACCGGATGCCGCCTACGTCGAACACGCGGTCGCACAGACCGCGGTCTTCGAGGCCAAAGCGAACGGCGATGCGCCCCATCGCTACAGGAACCGCCGCTTTGCCGCTTCTTCCAACGTACGGCCCGCGACCGCCGCCGAGGTCGCAAACCAGGAGAGCAACACCATGTCCAGCCTTTCACTATTGCAGACGCCCGTGCCCAGTTCGGCCTATCTGAAGATGGGCACACTCGGCTTCCAGGGCGGCGGCAAGACCTTGACCTCCGCAAAGGCCCTGATCGGTCTCTACAAGTACACGCTCAATCTCGGCCTGCATGACGGTTCCAAGCCGGTTGCGATGTTCGACACCGAAAAGGGATCGGACTGGCTGATCCCGCTGTTCAAGAAGGAAGGCGTGCCGTTTGCGGTCGCCAAGAAGCGTGCCTTTGCCGACCTGCTCGGGGTGATGGACGAAGCCGAGAAAGGCGCCTTCGCGCTTTTGATCGACAGCATCACCCATCCGTGGCGCGAGCTCGTGGAATCCTATCTGCGCCAAAAGGAGAAGTCCTTTTTGGCGATGGACGATTGGGGCTACCTCAAGGGCGAGTACGGCTGGCAGAAATTCACCGACCGCTTCGTCAACTCCAACCTCCACATCGTGATGGCCGGCCGCGCCGGTTACGAATACGAAAACTACGTCGAGGACGGCCGCAAGAAGATGGAGAAGGTCGGCACCAAGATGAAGACCGAGGGCGAAACCGGCTATGAGCCGGACCTGCTGGTCTTGATGGAACAGGTCGAAGACCTGCGCACCGGGAAGGTCGTGCACCGCGCCACCGTGCAGAAGGACCGTTCAACGCTGCTCGATGGCCTGCAATTCGACAACCCGGACTTCGCCGACTTCCTGCCTCACATCCAATGTCTCGCGCTCGGAAAGGCGCATGTTGGCGTCGGCGTCGCCGGCGATAGCCAGCATCTGCTCAAAACACAAAAACGCGACTGGACCCCCGTGCAGCGAGAGATCGTGATCGACGAGATCGGCACGCTCCTGGTCCTGCACTATCCGTCGCAGTCGGCAGAGGACAAGAAGAACAAGCTCAAGGCCATCCTGGAATGCTTCGACGCCACCTGGACGGAGATCGAGAAGGTGATGCCGCTGCCGGAGCTGCGCGCCGGCTACGACCGGCTGCACATCAAGCTGGAAGGCAAGCCCTCGAAATACGGCAGCGCGATCGCTGCGGACGCGAAGCCCGCCGTCATCGACGATGAACTTCCCGACCATTCGAAAGCGCCGCCTGTCGAGCTTGCACGCTCGGCGGCGGCTTGATCGGCGGAGCGGCGCGAGCCGGCGGCGGTAGCGACACGCCGCCGTCGGCTCACCTTCCCAACACGAACCAGAGACGAACGACGATGACCGCCTTCAACCGCCAGCCATCCCCCGATGTAATCCATCATGCCAAAGGCGCGCCGGTCCTGATCGACTTCAGGATCGAGCGGGAAACCGCAGCCGTGATGCGCACGCTAGACCCTTACATGCACGGCGTCGATCCCTGCGTGCAGTCAGCCGAACACTATCTGATCCGCTCAGGCGGAGATTTGGTCTGCGCCAATTGCGAGCGCGTGTTCTGGCGGTTGCAGTTTTAGATGGCTTGCCGCGCCGTAGCTTTAGCGAAGGCGGGAGCTTCCCACGGTCTGATCCCGCGGAAGCGGGCTCACGGTGCGAGGCAGTTGAGTTGGTTGCGTAGCAAGCGTTCGACATCGAACTAACTCCCTGCCAGCGCACGGAAGAACGAAGCGGCCCAACACCCTGATCATCGTCCCCCGCCTTCGCTAAAGCTACGGCGTGGCAAGCCAGAAGTGAAACCAAATGACCGCCATCACCACCTTCCCCCTGCCGGATGGCCCCCTGATCGGCTGCGACCAGGTCATCACCGAGCGCGCCGCGTTGATCTACCGGATGGCGCGCGAGATTCTCGCCGCCGGCACCTATGGCGACTACCGGGATTCCATTCTCACGCTGGCCAAGAGCGGGGCCTATTCCCGGTTCGATATTCTGACGCTGATCGATGACGCAAGGCAGGTGGCCGCGCAACATTCTAAAGACATGCGGGAGATGATCGGTGGGTGAGACGCGCCGACTAATCCACTATTCTAAAACTCCCTTGCTAAAGGTGGAAAGCCGCAAGCATCGCGAGCATGGCGGGGGCGCTTATAAGACGCCCGGGCTCTGGATATCCGTCGAGGGCGAGGACGATTGGCTCGCATGGTGCAGAGGCGAAGGTTGGCGTCTCGACGGCTTCACTCACGCGACCGAGATCGTGTTGATTCCCGACGCCAAGGTGAAACGCATTTCGGGCGAGCGCGAACTTAAGGACTTCACAGCTGAGTTTTCAACCGCCGAACAGAATAAGTGGCTTCGCAAGCTCGACTGGATTGCAATCCGCAAACGCTGGCACGGCTTGATCATCGCGCCCTATTGTTGGGAATGCCGTCTCGCTGAAAATACGTTCTGGTACTACAGCTGGGATTGCGCGAGCGGCGTCATCTGGAACGCGAAGGCAATCAAAGAATTGCGGCAACTCCCTGCGCCAGACTTGAGCGAGAAAGCCGCATGATCCGCTCGCACCCCAAGCGCCTCACGCCTCCCGCGCGCCCAGGCGAACTCCTGAAGCGCTTCGACGCGCCAGCGCCCCAGCGCTCTGTCAAACACGACGGCGAGCGCGAGCCGGGCTATCTGGAATTCGTCCGGGCTTGCCCATGTTTGTACTGCGGGATGGATCCTGCAGGTGAAGCAGCACACGTGCGTTTTGCATCCGCAGCCTTTGGCAAGGCCTCAGGGCTGCAAAAGAAACCGGATGACCGATGGGCGCTGCCGCTCTGCGGTCCGGACCATCGGACCGCACTACACGCGCAGCACAATCACAACGAAGAGAACTGGTGGATTGCGATCGGCATCAACCCCTTGATCGTGGCGGAACGGCTGCACAAGAAAGCAGGCGACCTGGTCGCGATGCGGGCGGTTGTGATGGTGGCGATTGCGGAGCGTTCGAAAAAGTAAGGGCTTTGGCTTACGACCGTCCCTGCGGATGAGCCACGGAGCGGTGCGAGACATGGGAGCAAGGTGCGATGAACAAGATTTCCGCAGTAATATTGACCGCTGCAGCCACATGGTGGCTCACGCCGGCGATTGATCCGCAATTGCCCGATTGTCGCTCGCCTATCTATGTCTCCACTCTGGATTTAGAACGCGTGGAGAGCTGGCGACAATTCTCCGTGTGGTGTTGGGGCATGCACTGGTTCACTCACGATGAACCTAAGGGCTTCTGGTCGACCAGTATCATCTTCCGACCGCCGCGCATTCAATGGAGCTACCTGTCGCACGCGTGGAGCGACGTGCTCCTCGATGATCGCGCTTGGCAGTACACGCCAGAAGCCATTGAGTGGAAAAAACAGTTCGAGCCGATCAAAGAAGCCGACGACGCGAAAAGATTCATGTTTCCGAACTACTGGCGACGGTGACGGGCACCTTGCTCGGTGAGAGATCAACCTAAAGCGACCTCACATCCGCACGGGCGGCCATAGTCCACAACTTCTCAAGCATCACCACGGGAGCCCTCACATGGACACCACAGAACACCCGGACTTCGACAACCTCGTCACCATCTCCGAACGCTCGCATCACGTCGCCAACATCGCTTCCAACGACGCCTTCATTCTGGCGATGCGCAACGCCGTCCTCAAGAAAAAAGAAAAGGCCATCCCCGGCACCTTCAAGGACACCTCGCCGATGACGCCGGCGTCGATCCGGATGGGACGGGCAGACCTGTTGCATTCGCCGGTCGGGTCACCTGCGGCGATGTGTGTCGGAAATTGAAAGTGAGAGGCTGCGCCAATTGGCGCAGGCGGGAACATGAGTGACCCCTTCGCAGGACTTCGAGAGATCGACAACAAGGTCGAGCTCGCCGTGCAGCGTGCCGTCAACCAGATCAGTTTCGCGCTGCGCGACTTCGGCCTGTATGTCACGGTCGACCCTGACGGGAATTTCGGCGTCGACCGGTTGCCTGCGGAAGTCCCGATCAAAGCCGAACGGGTCTGCGATTATATCCGCCGCCAGATCGCTGACGGGCATCGGCGAAACCGGCCGCTGACCGCAATCCAATTGCCGCACGTCAAGGCCGCCCTTCTTGCGCTCGAACTCGCAGACATGCAGCTGGATCATCGCTTATCAGAAGCGACCATCCTCGCGAACCTGGTTAGCGGAAAATCTCGTTTCATGGACTTGCCCGTCACGGTGACACTGTGAGCCCCACCCCCGCCAAGATCACGCAAGTTGGCGCAGGCGAGAAGATGACCTCCGCCCTCGACATCATGGCGCTGGCGCTACTGAAGCAACTGACCGCACGCGGCGGCTTGAGGCCACGCGGCCTCGAGATCACCCGCGATGGCGGAAAATACCATTGCCACGTTCGGTCGGAGCCATCGCTTGAAGACTGCAAGGACATCCTGCGCCAGGTGATCGACGAGGCCGCCGACCGTTCGTATCCGAAAATCGTCAGGTGCGAGTGATCGCGATGACAACCCCCCTCACCCTCCCGGAAGCCGCGGCCCGCCTGCACAAAAGCAAGCGCTGGCTGCAGGACTGGCTGGCGCAAAATCCCGTGGACGCTGCCGGGAAGCCGTTTTGCAGCCGGCTTGGGCGGTCTAGGCTGTTCCGCGAGAGTGACATCGACCGCATCCTGGATGCGGCAGCGAGTGATGTACCATGTCAGGCCTCAAGCTCTACCCGCCGCGTCCGGGCAAAACGCCGAACTGGACCATCCGCGGAAGCTACATGCGGGTCCGCGTTGACCGAAGCGCGGGAACTCCTAGGCGATCCGCAGCTGAGCTTGAACGAAAGCGCATCGAGCGGGCGATCGAACGTGGTGAGTATCCACCAAAGCCGGCGCTAGTTGGCGAGCCGACATTCCTGACTGCCGCCGTGGCCTATATGAAGGCCGGAGGATCACGCCGTCACATGCGGACACTGATCCGATATTTCGGCGAGATAGCGCTGTCGGACATCGACCAGGCCGCGATCGACACGGCTGCGACGACGCTCCATCCGAACGTCTCGGCCGCCACCCGCAACGGCTACGTCTACACCCCTGTCTCGGCCGTGCTGCATCACGCGGGCGTCGCCATCACCGTGCGTCGGCCGAAGGGCTACAAGGGCCGGGAGAAGACGCTGTTTCTCCTACCCGCCGACGCCTTCGCGATTATTGACGCGGCGAACGTGCTGGATCCGGAGATGGGGCGGCTCTTGACCTTCCTGCTCTATACCGGCTGCCGGATCAGCGAGGCGCTGGCGCTGAGGTGGGAGCGCGTCGACCTCGATCAGCGGCTCGCCTATGTCGAGACGTCCAAGAACGATGATCCGCGATCAGCCAAGCTGACGGCCGAACTCGTGACGCTGCTGGAGCCCCACAGTAAGCCCTCAGGGCGCGTCTTCCGTTTCCACCAAGGCGGACACCGGAATTTCATTTTCCTCAATGCCAAGGTCACCGCATGCGGTCTGGCGCCGGTTAAACGGCCGAAGGCCGGCGAGCGCTTGATGATCCAGCCGTATCGCTTCGCTTGGGTGACGTTTCACACGTTCTGCCACACCTGGGCGACGTGGATGCGGCGCTACGGCGGCGCCGATCTGCAGGGCCTGGTCGCGACGGGGCGCTGGCGCGATGAGCGCAGCGCGCGGCGCTACACCCACGCCGCCGCGCACGAGGAGTGGGATCGGGTCGATGCGCTGCCCGCGCGCGGAAAATCCGTGGAATCCGCGGGCGATTTAGCGAAACTCAAATCGGATCAAAACGCGGGCTAAACTCCCCCAAGAGCTGGCCGCAACCTTATCGGCCTTGATTTTTCTTAGATTTTTGGCGGTAAAGTGCCGCTATCGCGCGGAACGATGCTGGAACGTGCCGCTATCGCGCGTGGAAAACACGTGGACTTTGTTCCCGGAGTGTTCAGGGCACCTTGCTCCCCTGCCAGATCACCGTGAGTGCGGATCATCCGCACGAGCGGCCATCGTCCGCCGAAAAAGCTGTCAGAACGCCGACAACGCGCGCGGTGAGCGCTTGCCGTCCTTGCGCCGTTTCGCCTTCTTGACCTTGACCGCCTTCTTGGGCTTCTTCGGTTTCTTGCTCATGTCATGCCCCCTTTGAGGTCCGGCTCAATTCACGCCAGTGCCATATCCACCGCTGCACGACATGCTCCGGCTGTTTCAGATGCGCCGCGATCTCGGCCGTATTGAATTTCCGTGCCCACATCTTCAGCGCGATCGAGTAGTTGCGGAACATGTCCGCGTCTGCTTCGTCACCGAGAAACAGATCGCGTCTACCCCCCCCGGTCATGTCATACTCCCAGGCATAAAACATCGAATGCTCGTCCCCATCGCCCCGTAGAGCGGCCACACCAGCGTCGCCCCGTCGCGGTTCGGTTCTTCGAGCACGGCGTCATCGGGCACGTCGACCCACTCGGTTTCGATGGTCTCGCCTTGAACCGCGCGCGCCATGTCCTCGCCTCGCCTTGGAATCCGCACGCGGTAGTGCTGCCCGTCTTTCGTCCTTTCCCAGTCGACGTCGCGCAGGTGCAGGGCGTCCGAACCGTCGCAGCACAGTCCCTTGTGACTTTGCAGGCGCTTGAACCAGGGTGTGAGCTCTGGGCGGGCGAGATCGTGGGGGAAGGCAACAGCACCCATCACAACGAAAACCAGAAAAGCCACAGCGAGCGCCAGCAGCCACAAGTTTGCGACGTCGCGCTCCGCTTTCGTCATGCGGTGATGGTCGCGCCAGTTCTCGATGACGGCGCCAGCTGCGAGCAGTCCCATGACGATCAGTCCGACGATCAGGGTTTTGTGGGGAGACATCGCTCGCTCAGTGATGCGGCGGCGGATTGCCGCTGGTGAAGAACGTCGCGAGCCACGTCACGAAGCCACCGACAGCCGCCGCGGCAAGCGCAAAGAGTGAGCCGAGGATACGATTGGTGCCTGCGTGATCGCCGCTACGCCTGTTCTCCCGCCGCTCCATGTCGACCAGACGATCCCATAAGCGCCGCTGGTCGTCTGCGACGCGCTCGTTGGCCTTCTTCAGATCGTCGATCTGTTCTTTCTTCAGATCGTTGATCTCCTGTCGCAGGAGGGTTTCGAGCCGGGAAAAGCCGTCCGTGATCTGGCTTTCCAGACGATTGACGCGGCCTTCGAGTGCTGCGACTTCCGACATCTGCGCTACCCCCTAGCGAATGAACGCATCAGAACAGGCCGCCGGTCGATATCTTAATTCCAAGCATCAACCCCACATTCAGGAGGATTTTGGCTTGGTCGCCCCATAGCGCCGCGCATGCAACCTTCAGACTGTCCTTATCGTTGCCGGTGATTGAATTGATGATGTCGCGCGAAATTTGAATCCCGAGCATGATTCCGATCGGCTCGGAAGGCGGCGTGTCCCACATGATCGGCAGCCCCTGAAAGAGCTTCAGATTGGCCTGCCAGCAAGGCAGCGAAATCTGGTCGTTGTGGTTGGTCGCGTCGGTAATAGCCGCATTGGCGTCCGTGATCGCAAATGTCACTGCCTCCTTCTTGATGTTCTGGACCTCTGTGTTGAACGATGTGACCGCTTTTTCGAAGGGACTCTGACCGTCGGTCGTGACAGAGGACGGAGGCTTGATGCCAAAATTGGCCTTGGTATCGGCGGCGACGTCGCCCGTGATCTGCGGCGGCTTCAGTTTGGGAAGCGGAGTAGCTTGCGCCTGCGCATCGCCGGCGAACGCCAGCAACCCGCCAACCAGCACGATTGCAATCATCCCGGCCGACTTCGCGATGGCCGCGACAAGCGTTGCGGCCTGCGGTGTTGCTTCGATTTTCTTGGAGTCGTCCGCTTCCGATACCGCGATCCGCGCCAGCGTCTTGTTTGCCTCCGAATTGACCGAGATCGATTGCACGCCCGGCATCGCGGCGACCGTCTTCACCATCGCGGCCTGGCCTGAGAACATGGTTACGAGGCCTCCGAGAAATCCGTTGCCGAGGGTGGCGACTGCGAGAATCGCCTTGACGATGCCCGGGCTGAGCGACAGATCACCCAGCTGACTCGCGCCGCCAAGGATCGTCGAGTTGAAAAGGATGATGATGCCGATCCAGCCGAGCGGCGTGATGTTGCGAAACATGTTCATCTGCGAGGGCCTCCTAATGAGGAATTTCGACGTGGGTTGCGAGGATCAAAAACAGGTCGCGCGGCGAGATATGATGGAACAACGGCAGACGCCGATCGCGAGCGCAGCACCCGTCGCAAACGGATGCTCGAGCATCAGCCATTCGGCGAGGCCCGGCAAAAACATCACGATCGCAAACAGCGTCGGGTCAGGAACGGGGAAGTTCACGTCCTCACTCCTTGAAGATGGTTTCGACGACGCCGGAGGCGGCCGAATGCGCGTCGTCATGAAACGCGACACCGCGACGGAATTGAGCGACGGCGTTCGCGTCCTTCAATTGAAGATTCGAGACGAGCACAGCGAACAGATGCTTCAGCCCGTCAGCGAAGGCTTCGTCGATTGCCTTCTGTGCGTCGGCGCGTTTCACTGCAGGACCACGCCCTTCTGCTTCAGCTCCGCCTGCAGCGAGGCGACCACCTGCGGACCCGGATAGCCGCGGTCGACCGAAAGATGCCGCGACTGCTCGTAAGCGCGCACCACGGCGCGGGTGCCGCGCCCGAGATTGCCGTCGACCAGGAGCGGATCATCGCCGCCGGCATGCAGCGCGTTCAACGCCTTCTGCACCCAGACGATCTCATGATTGTCCGAAAGCGGATCGTGGACGGGAACGATTGGTGGCGCGTCTTCGGCCGGAATAACCTTGGCAACACTGTCGGCGAAGATCAGCGACGGATCCTGCTTGAACAGCTCTTCCATGATGGCGAGCGTGCCGAGCTGCGGGTCCATGACATTCGGGTCATAGACGCCATCGCGCACATACTTGCCGCGGCGCTGGACCGTCGTTCCGCCGAACACATAGGGCGACAGAATGCCGTATCCCCAGCCGTTGAAGGTGGTGTGCTCGTAGCATGCGCGCGGCATCGACCATCCTTCGGAGGTCTTGGCAATCTGGTCGAGACCGTCCAGGTGCAAGGCATCCAATGCGCCGCGGATGAAGCCCTCGATGTTGTCCTGGAAAGGTCCCCTGCCCTTCGGGACGATCGTGGTGCGCATGGTGAGCCGCTGGCCGTTGCCGAAGTAGCAATGCAGGCTTCCGCTCATCTCGCGTTCGGCGAGCGCCATCAGGACTGCGACGGGAACGCCGGTCTGCTCATAGATCCGTTGGTAGACCGCCTTGTCGTGCAACAGACGCGAGCAGGTCACGGCCAGGATGTGCTCGCATTCGGGACGAATGTGAGCGGCACTGATCAGGCTGACGTAGTCGTCTTTGAGCGCTTCATAGGGGCGCAGCATGGGGAAGTCTCCGGGGAGATTTTTTCGGGCTGTTACCTATGGACAGCAAAAAGCCGCCCCGGAGAGGCGGCCGTTTTCACTTCTAGATGCCAACCCGATCAGTTGATTCGAAAAGCGCTGATCGTGCTGTCCTTGGAATTGCCGCTTTGATTGAATTTTATCAGGCCAGCCGTCGTACTGACATCGTTGCAGCTCATGCGAATATTGCCGGCGGGAGTGGCCAGTATGCCGGACAGCGCAACGATCTGCGCTGCGTTGGCCAATCCTGTAAATATGCGGGCGCTGGCCATGACGGTGGTGCCATCCCAAAGCTTGCAATTTATCTGGGCCGCGGTCGTATCGAGGACGGTAACAGTGCCGGATGCAAACCACGTTCCGGTAGTGCCCTGCGCAACAGACGGGCCGTCGAAATAGTTGACCGTGTTGTTCATGGCGACGTCTGCACCTAGCGAGTTTGTGAGACTCGACAGGCCGCAGGTTGAACCGAGCGTGCAGGTCTGACCTGCCACTGTCGTCGCAGCGTTCGCCAGCTTTGCATTCGTGACTGCGCCAGCTGCTATGGAAAGCGCGAGAGACCCGGCCGTGTTGGTGACATCGCCGGTATGCGCGGGCTCCTGCGCCGCCTGTAACGCGCCGCTGAGACTGGTGGTCTGCACCGTGCAGGTATTGTTGGCACAGTTCAGCGTCTTGTTGGTCAGCGTTTGCGGCAGGCTATCGCCGACGAAATTGTAGGTGCCGGCCGGAAGCGTGGCGATAGCAGAGCCAAGTGCGCCGGTTGCGGGCTGAATGCACACGGTGCCGCTGGTCGCATTGGCAAAGCAAAGCTGTCCCGCCAGCGAACCTATAGTGCCGAGTTGCGGTGACCGCGTGAATAGTGGCGCACCGGCACCCTGCCCAACCAGGACGGTGCCTATAACTCCAACCGGTGTGGGTGACAGCAATCCCGCAGCGCTGTAGTAGGCCAATGCTCCAATAGGACCGGCATTGATCCCAAAGCCGCCGCCCGGCGGATACTGACTTATCTGCACAGCGGTAGTCTGAAAGTTGCCGCTTCCATCGGACAAAGCGGAGCCGATATAGGTACGAGTGCTGTCTCCGGTCTTGATATAATAGCCTTCAGTTGTTTCAAGCGTCGGCGGCGTAGCCGAGACCTCAATGGCTCCAGCAAAAGGTGAACCGACCGATGCGGAATTATAGAGATAAAAATAATAGGTCGTCGTGGCGGCTAGTCCGCCGATCCCGGCTCTCGTGATTCCCGCAACCGGAACGTGGTAAGCAATCCATTCCCCGGTGGCCGCCAGCTTCATCGGCATCACGGCGCCGACGCCGATCGGAATCAGCTGCGCTGTGTTGAGCGCTGAAATTGAGAATTGAGCCTGGCCCGGAGTCGGACTGAACTGGAAGCCGGAGAATCTTGTTTGCCCGGAAAAGTCAAATCCTCCGGATGTCCACCAGATATTGCCGGAGCGGATGGTATCGAGGACGGCGTTGGAGCCAGTCGTCTTGAATGCGGTGTAGGTATTGTTGCCGCTCGAGGCGCGGACCTGCACCTTGTCCAAGGTTACGTTGGCGATGACGCCAGCCGTAGAGTTCAGCCAAAGACAGCCCTGCGAGACGAACGAGTCGTTGTTCAGGCACTGGCTATTGACGATGTGGAGGCTGTTCAAGGCTCCGTCGGCATAGATGTGCGGCAGGACCGTCGAGACGTTGTTTTCGAAGTCGGTGCCGATAATCGTGATCTGTTGCGACGTATCGGGACCGCCGATGTAGAGGTCCGGACCGTTATTCTGTGTGAAGGCATCGTTGATCAGGGTGGCAATCAGGCCCTTGTAGTAGATGCCACCGGTGGTCGGCGGAACGGCCGCAGTTCCTAGCTGACCGGAATTGGACGCATTGCTGTTCAGGATGAACAGGTTCGAGCCGAAATATCCGCCGCTGGGTGCGGAGAAATTCATGCACCAGCTGCCCGCGCCCGTGCCTACGGCATCGCAGCGAACGCCATCGACATTGACTTGAATCGCCGCATCGAGATCGCCCGCAGATGCAGGCATGTAGAGGCCGGTACCGCTGAGACCGGTCAGGTGCAGATTATTAAACTTGGTCTGCGCACCGCGGTAGACTTCGATGCCCCCGGCGCCTGGCGTTGACGTGGTGGACGTGATTTCAAAATCGGAGAAGATGGTCCCGGAGAGATAGTCGTTATTGGCGGGGCTCTGCATGAGGAACGCAAAGCTGCCGGTCTGGTTGTCGATAACCGTCTTGTCGCGGCCCTGTCCGAAGAGTTGCGGACCCTGCCCGAAGGTCGTGGCAGGGCTGGTATAGGTTACCTGGGTTTTGACGACGCAGCGATTGATGCCGATATTGGGAATTTTGACCGGACGGGTCGAGGCAAACGCGGTCGTGAACGCAGGACCGTCATCGGTCGTGCCATCGCACTTGACGCCGTACCATGCCGCATTGGCGTAGCCGAACAGCGCAGCACAGGCGGTCGGTGCAACCGAACAGGCCTGATTGATGACCGGCACCAGCGACGTGCCAGGCTGCACCTGCGCGTAGGCGCAAGCTGCGTACAGCACGAAGGCTGCCGCAAACCAGTTGCGGAGTTTCAGCATGTCAGGATTTTCCGATGATCTTTGAGTTAGTACGCGCCAGAACCGTCGGGCAGCGGGGTCAGCACAACGTTGCCGCCGTTGCCGGCGATGACGTAGGAGAAGTTCACGGTCGCAAGCTGCGTCTGTCCCGCTGCCGGCGTGATCGTGATGTTGTTCACTCCAGCGTCGCCCTTGCCGTCGACCACCATCAACGGCTTGGTACGCTGCGACCAGTCGACCGTGAGCACGAAGGGCGCGGCGACCGCCTGCTTGATGATGATCACGTCATCGGCCGGTTGCGCGGCTTGCGGTCCCGGCGTGGCGATAATGCGAACGCTCTTGTTGGTCGAGACGTTGCCCATCGGCATCAGCGTGAACACACTCGTGAGCGCATTCCACACCAAAACGTAAGTGTTGGCGGGATCGGGAACGGTCGCAGACTTCTGGACCGCCGCGAAATTCAGGCTCACGGTCCAGATGCCGTTCGCCTTCTGAATCGAGACAAGCCCGCCGCCCTTCACCAGCGATGGGAACGGCGCTCCGATGTTGACGCGAATGTTGGCTGGAAGCGTCATGGCAGCCCGTAGGGGTTGGAGGCGGGAGAAGAGAACGGCGCGGTCGAGACGCGGCCTTGCAGGATAGGCAACTCACCCACGAACACCTGGCGCGTGTCTTGGCCGTCATACATGACCATCGCCGCCGAATAGGTCTTGTGGCGAAGCATCTGCATGGTGGAAGCGGGAATCCGCACCTGCACCTTACCAATGTCGATAACGGTGACGCCGCTGCCGAGTTGCGCCTGGATGATCGGCCCGCCGTCGCCAACCGTTCCGATGTCCGAGGACGACATGCCGTAGCCGCCGTCAAACTCGTGGCGGCCCTTGCTGCGAATTTCGAAGTCAAACGCCACCCCAATCTGCACCACCATTGCACCCGTCGCCGGCGCATAGGAGGTGACGTATCCCGTCAGCGTGTTCTTGCCGGTTGCGGTATCGGCGATCGTCACCGGCGCGCCTGCGGCAATTGCGAGGTTCAACCCCACGGTCAGCGCAATCGCCTGCATCTCGTTGCCGAACGGATAGTCCTTGATCGTGATGTTGGAGGCGGACGCCGTCACCACATTGCCAGAGGTGACAGTCCACACATTTGTGGTGAAGTCGCCGGGTGCAGCCAGCGTCCGCCCCGACAGATCGATCGCCTGTCCGGTGTCGTCGTCGAACAGCGCGACCGTCGTGAGAAGGTCCTCACGGTTGGTCTGTTCGGGGAAGAGAACGGGCCAGGCGTACATGATCAGAGCTTCACGTAGACGGTGGCAAGCATCATCGGAGGCACGGTCGGGAAGGCCGCGCCGCCGCCCGCGCTGACGTTGTTAATCGTGACGCCAGTTGTGTTCGTCGACAGCGTCGTGATGCCATTGACGCCCTGCCCCGCAGCTCCGGACCCGACGCTGACGGGTTGGCCTGAGAAGGACGGCACTCCAAGTCCACCCCCGGTATGCGTATGGCCGGGATCGGTCAGGGTGTTCGCATGGCTGTGCGCGGGCATCTCCCCGATAGTCTGCGTATGGTTCTGATTTCCGCCGGCTGCGCCAAGCACGGTCGCGCTGGTGCCGAAATAGGTTGCGGTCAATCGCCCAGCCGCGGAATTGCCCATGTCATCGAGCGCGGCGAGCGCGCGGCCTCGCCAGTCCGGCAGGGTCAACTGTTTCGACGAATTGAAATCGTTGAGCGCGTTGCCAGTGCGTCCGCCGCTGACGGCCAAATTCGGATCGGCGTTATAGAGATAGACGAACAAGCTTTGCGCATCTGAATTAGCGCGCTCCGAACAGCCGCACGTCCCGTTGCCGATCGTGAGTCCATTGGCGCGGACGAAGCCAGCGAGCGGACCGGTGCCGTATTTGACCTTGAGATCGCCGGTCGCAAGGATCGTGGTCGGATCGACGGTACCCCCGCCACCTCCGCCGCCTGAGGACGGGCCCAACACCTGCATCGTGGTGTCGATGATCTGCAGGCCGGTTGAGTCTGTCAGCCGGACATGGATCAACCCGTCCGCGAGCCAGAACATCGGGATGCGCCCGGTCTGATCGCAACTCATCGGGTTCGGCAGCGCTTGCGTCAATCCGAAATCAGAGAACGCGTTCTGCGGCGAAGCGGGTGTGCCGGCGACGTAAAACGAAAGCAAGCACCCTGCTAAAGGCGCGCCATTCACATCAACTTGCTGCGCCATGGCAAGCGGGATTGTGCCAGCCGCATTCGCCGACACGGTCGCGAGCATCATCGCTGCGGCAAGCGCCGCTGTTAGTCGCTTCATCATGATTTTGAAAATCCTGCTTACCTAAAGCGAAGGGCGGCTCGTTTCCGAACCGCCCCGTGGCCTCGCCTTGACAAGACCTGCCCCGACCCGCCTCGCCGCACCGCGACGCGCCGCGCCTCGCCTGCCCTGCCTCAACTCGCCGGGCCCGGCCCAGCCTCGCCCCAACACGACCCGCCACGCCTGCCATGTAACCGTCTTGCGACGGCGCGAGGTTGATTAGGAGAACTCTCGCCGTAACTCCCGAAGGATCACTCCTTCAAACGCGGGTTGCGTTCGAACAGTTGCTGACCTGCCTTGAACAAATCCGCAAGCTCGTCGAGATGTTCCCAGCGCTTGCGCCACGCCTGAAACTCCCGCCACGCCTGCTGCAGCACCATCTCGCGCGTCCGCTCTTGGCTCATCGCGTGATCGGTCGCGCGATAGTGCGGCGCGCCGGACTCCGGGACGTGAACGAACGCCTGCACGCGTTGTGCTGGCGCGCCTGCACTGACGACCACTGCGACCACGGCACGGATCAAGCCGCGCGCCTGTTGCAGGCGATACTGTTGGGCCGCCTTCGTGTCGCTCCACTCAAAGAACGAGTGCAGCGGCGAATTGTGCGAGCGTGCATCTTCGACAACATCGGCAGGTGTCAGCTCGCCCTTGTAGCGTTCGCGCAAATCGTTGAGATGCTGGCCGATCGCGTCGGCGTCGTCTGTCTTGGCTCCCGATTGGAAGCGCGCGCCCTCGGTGAACTCGTATTTTGCGACACGCATCACGCACCCCCGATCTTGCCGAGATCGGCTTCGGTAGCGACGTGAAACAAACCATATTGGCCGTCGCGCTCCGGTCTCCATTCTCCGCAGCCAACGGCGAAACCTGCCGTGTTGAGCAAGTTCAGGATTTGAGATTCCGACAACACGTTGGCGTTGAAGCGCACCAGAATGTGTGTGTGCCAGATCGGAAACTCTGCGCGGTAGCGAAGATCGGCCGCGCCCATTCCGACCTTGACCATATCCTCTCGCATCTGCGGCTCGCCGATGATGCGCGCGAGATTGAGCCGCGACATCGACCCGTCGAACGCACCAGCAACGTCAACATCTTCGCCGATGATCTGGAACGCCTGCCGCGCCGCGATCTTCGTCAGGCCTGCGACCGAGGTTCCCGCTGTCACCGCTGCATTTTTGAAAGCCACGGAGGGAAACCCATGGCCGCCATCCGCGAGCCGATACATCGAAGCTTCGTAGTCGGCCTTCGGGTCCTTCGCCTCCTTCGCTCCTTTTGCGCGCTTGAGTTGTTTGTCCAGCATTTCGCTCTTCGCCTTGAAGCTCCACGCGTGGACGATCAAAGGCGCATCGCCGATCAACGTCACGTCCATCAATTTCAGGTCAAGGGCCGGCATCTCGATGCCGACCTGTGCCTTTGCCGGTGCTTTCGCCATGACGATCAAGCCGCGATGTTTGAGAGCGAAGCGGAGACATGCCGCAACGCCGCGCCGATGAACTTGTCCTTCTCCTCATCATCGAGATAATCGGGGAACATGAAATCTTCGGCCGTCTGCAGAGCCGGCAACATGATCGAGGAACGCAATGACGCCGGCCGTCGTCGTGATATCGGTCTGCAAAAGGTCGCGGGCGAAATCGAACATTTCCAAGTTGGCGTCATCGAGCGCCTGCATTGTCTCGATCCAGCGCGGATCATCGGTCTCGACAACCTCATCGGCATGAAGCGTCTTGCGTTGATCGCGCGGAAGCTCCTGTTCGAGCTTGTAGTGTCGCTTGATGGCCGCGTTGAACCGGAGCGCGGATTTGTTGTGCGCCTCGATCGCCGCGAAGATCGGGTCGGGTGTGCGGCCCGACGCGCCGGAAGCGGTAACTACAAGGGCAGCTGTTCCAGTGAGAACGGTGCGCCGATTCGTGATAGTTCTGAGGGCAGCCTGCGGCATGGGCTCAATCCTTGCTGTGGGTTAGGGCTGATCGGGTGTTGCTAGCGCCCGGTCAGCCTGCTAGTGTAGTTACATGTAGCGAATAGATTCGCCCTTGTCAACTACACATAACTACAATGCCACAGAAAACCCTACCCGTCTCCTTTCGGCTACCAGAACACGTTAAGACCGCTGCCGAAAAGGCGGCGAAGGACGATACCCGTTCGCTTTCTTCCCTTCTTGAGAAGCTGTTGACGGATTACCTCAAAAAGAACAACTACTTGAAGTAGCGATGGACACTCCCCCAATCAGGAAGGCATGATCGCCATGGCAGCGGGAGGGGTGAATGGTAACGGAGGTCGTCTACGACGTCATGAACGCCCAGGTCCATCCGGGAAGTGGTGGTCAAGCCATGCGATGCGTTCTGGAGATAGCGACACCACCACCAGGTCCCCGTCGACCATCTGCGTCGTTTTGCACTCTGACCATGTTGAGGCCCGACGCGGAGCATCTGCTTGCGCAGTTGCAGCAGGCGCTTCACCCTCCGGAGTCTCGTCGCGATCTGAATTAGTCATTGCGTGCTCCCATGATTAAACCCGCTCTCATCTTCCGGGGCTCGAATGAACGACTATCTGCGCGAACCGGTGCACGCGACGGACGTATACCTTTGCTCGATCGTTATCGCGACGTTGCTTATCGTCGGCTTAGAGGATATCAAGTCCAAGTTGGCCGCCATGATGAAGTGGATGGCGCGACAAGAGCCGAAGAAACCGCCGCTGAAACTGTTCGACGTACCAGACGACGAATAGGATGGACCGCGTATTTTTTCTTTGCGATCTACCTCTTGTATTCGCCGTGGAACTTATTTTTCATCTTTATCGGCGGTTGCTTCGCCCGGCGACTGCAACGACCCAATTAACTTTTCCGCCGTCGTCACAATCCCCGCATCCTTCAGGTTGGTCGCCAAGTTGCGCGCAGCAATCATGAGCAAGGCTCTGTTGCGCGGCGAACGCTCCCCTTCTAGCTTTTGAACGGCTTCGCCATATTTTTGCAACGGCCGGATCATTTGCGTCGCGAGCGGCGAGCGGGACCGAATAAGAGCGTCTAGCTTCGTTACGCCTTGATTGGTGATCGCGTTGCCGATCTTCGTAAAGGCAAAACCAACGATGGGGATTGCGGCACCGAGCAATCCAACAGGGCCTTGGGTCAATCCCCCAGCTGCACTATAGCCCATCGCAGCGGTCGCCGTCGTTCCTAATCCGCCTCCGCCGCCGAACATTTTTCCTATGAATCGCGCCGCGTCACCCGGATACGTTCCCATCACGACGCGCTTCATCTGGCGTAGTTCTTCGCCAGAGAAGCCACGGCGCTGTTTCTCACTTTTCAGAATGCCTTTGAGTTGCGCGCGCGTGCTGTTGTCAATGTTCTGCCCGCTGTGAGACGATCCAGCCTGCAACTCCGCACCCTCGACCGCCTCCCCGACGCGCTCGCTCCGCCTAGCGGCAGCGTAGTTCCCGCGAGCATCAGCCCACACAGATGCGGCCAACGACGGATCTCCGCGCAACACCATCTTGGGCGACACGCCGCCTTCGACAAACTCATCGAGCAAATCGATTGCCTTGGTCGCGGCCGCGACCTCAGTGCGGTCGGTCGTGCCCGCCGCACGCGAGAACGTCCGTCGAAGAGACTGCAAATTCTGGCCGGTGACTACCGAGTTCGGCGGCGCGCTGTCGATGCGCTTCAAGATTGCAAAGGTTTTCGGCGCGACATTGTCGTCAAAGCCGTCTTCATTCATCTTCGAGCGAAATTCAGTCGCCCAATCTTGCAGCGCTTTCGGATGGATCGACAGATTTTTTACATCAGCGTGCTCAAACCCCGCTGTGGCCGCGGCGTCGAGTTGTTCGATCGTCGGCGGTTTTGCCGCAGCCTTCGGCATAACCGTCTGAGCTGCAGAAGCAGGTGCTGCCTGCGCGACAGCCGACGGTTCCTTCCTCAACATCGGAGCCGCCAGCATTCCACCTGTACCGCCCGGCGCGCCAGGCGCAAACACAGAAGCCGCCTGCATCGCATACCCCGGCAAAGCGTCACGCGCCTGATTGACTGCCGCCGCTTCGTCTTCGGTCTGCGGGGTCATGTTTGCGACCTTCGCAGAATCTACCGAGCCCTTGACCGCTTCGACTGCTTGCTTCGCAAGCCAGAGCGGACCGCCTGGCGTCGCCTTGTCCCATGCATTTTGAAGACGGTCGCCAACGGTCTTGGGAGGCGGCGGCGCGTTTTGCGGCTCATGACTCATTAGTGCGGAGCGAATTTCCGTGTCCGAAAAATCGTCCGGAAATTCGTGCTTGACGCCGTCAAGTTCGATGAATTTGCTCATTGCACTGGCTGCGGCGTGCCATCAGGGCCGCGTCCCCATTTAACGACGTTACCGCTTGCAGATGTAGGCGGAGCTTGGCCGGCTGCGCTGGCCGGAGGATCGAGTCCCGGCACTGGCGAGTTAATATCGCCCGGGCTGCGGCCTTGAGCAGTCTTTGCGGTCGCGGTTTTGCTGGCCTGCACTTCCTTCCACAACCGGCGAATTTGCGTCTCGTAAGTTTTTTCGCTGGTTGCAGTTGAGAGCACTCCGAGCGCGTGCTGTTCCAACCGCTCCTGAATGCGCGGGATGCCCTGCGGATTCATCGCGCGGGTATAGGCGTTGATCAACCCGAAATTCGCCAACATGAAGTCGTTGTATTTTTCATCGCTCTGACCGCGGTCCCAAGCCTGGTAAATCTCGTTCAGTTTGACCCACTTGCCACCTTCGCGAATGTAGTTGCGGGACGCATCGACCGCCTGCGGGATTAACTGCTCGACCTCATTGCCGGCGTTTTCGACGCGCGCTCCGGACGATCCGGCGGTTCGCTGATAGGCCTGCTCGCCGGCGTAGCTTGCAGCAAACTTCTTGATCTCATCGCCCGTAGGCGCGCGGCCGTTCTTTTCCTGAAAATCTTTCCGGAACGCTTCGACCGCCATCGCAGGCGCCGATCGCGGCGGATGGATACCCTGAATGAAGGAGATTTCCTCCTGCGCCGTCATCGCAGGTTCACCACGCTCTGCGCGTTCAGCGTTCTCCTTACGAACTAGCTGGCCAGCTTGGCCACCGGATGTAGTAGGAGCGCTATAAATCGGCTGGCGCGTGCTCGGATCGAGCAGCGTTTCACCCTGACGCATTGCGATCGGCTTGATCGCTTCTTCGATCTGGTCGCGCTGATGTTCGAGGTTTTGGACCCGCCCCTTTTGGTTCGGATATTTTGCAAGCACATCGATGCGCTTGTTGATCTCATCGATCGCGGAACGCGCTTGCTGCACATCCTGAATCGGCTTGCCGGTGCGCGGATCATTCGGCAGAACCGACGATGGATTGATCGTCGGTTGCGCGCCAGAGCCTGCGCCATTTGGCGCACCCTGCGGAGATGGAGTAGCGGCAGGCGGCGCGGGAGCCTGCGCCACAGCCGACGGCGGAAGATTTCCACTTCCACCACCTGCCGCCATGCCAGCAACTTCAGGCGCGTATTTTTTCAACAAACCTTGCGCGCGCGTGATCTGGCCAGGCGTCAGCGGCTGATTAGGATCAATCCCGCCCATCACCTCAGCGATTTTTCCGATCGTCGCGCCTGTCGTTTGATTTTGAGCGGGTAGCCGATCAGTCACTAAGCTCGTAAGCGTGTTCTGGCCGTTATCCCCCTGCGGGGAGTTCGCAGCGACCGGGGGAAGCGGCTTCGCCGGGATCGATTGCGGTTGTCCACCCTGTTGCGGAGCAGGTTGCCCTTGCTGCGACTGCCCCTGTTGCGGCCAGGTCGGGATGTTCTGGCCCTGCTGCTGCTGGATCTGCGGCAGCAATTTCATCGCGGAGTCGACGTCTCCGGCACCAAGGAATTTTTGAAACAGCGCCATCACATCCGGCGCGCCATTGCTCATCGGCACACCGCCCTGCAATGAACGGGCGGCATCGAGCTGATATTGACCTTGTTGAATGTGCTGCTGGTTCTGCGTGATCGATTGATCGTTGATCTTCTTCCGCTGCTGATCGAATTGCGAATTTACGAAATCATTGTACAACTGGCCAATCCAGTCCGAGCTGACCTTCGGCGGCGTCATAGACGCCGCTTGTGGCGCATTCACGGATTGCTCAAACGTGACCATCAAGCCGCCTCAAGAAACCGGGAGAACGTATCGACGGGAGTTGCCGAGCGGGCATTGTCCAGCTTCACCACGTTGTCGCCGCCTTCGATGAACTTTCCAAGCGCGGCTGCGAGATCGGTTGCGCGACCATAATCAACCGCCTTGAACCCGCCGATCTCGACAACCGCGTCAGGTCTCGTCTGTTCGACCTCCTGCGCCATCACGCCGATGCGCGGGGTTGAATCGCCCTTGTAGCGATAGCGATAAACATTGGTGCCATCGAACAACTCGCCGACCGGCTCGATATCCTCCTTCAGGTTGAAGTCGGACCAAATCTTCGCCGCGGACGATGCTGCATTTCCGAACATATTCCACAGATTTCCGCTGGCCTGATAGTTCGCCAGATCAGCATTGGCTTGCGCGTTGCCCTGTCCCGTCGCCGCCGTGTAGTCGAGATTGGCGAGCGAGCCGAAGTTGCTGTTGAGACCCTGCCCCATCGCACCGTAGGTGCTGGCAATCCCACCCGCATTCGCGTTAGACGACTGCAGGAACGGCATCAGATTGCTGACCGCGTTCTGATAGGTCGTGCCGGCAAGGCCCTGGTTGAACTTCGACAGGTCCAGCAGCGTGTTTCCGGAGTCGAGCGAGCCGGTCGCCGCGGCCTTGGCGTTGATCGCGTTATTGCCCTGCTGAAGCTGGAACTGATAGCCGGGGGTGTTCTGCAACGTCTGCAGGATAGAGTTCGCCGTGCTTGGACCCGGTTGCGACGAACCCGGAACGCCGCCAGGCCCGGCCGAAGTCGCGGCACCTCCGACGCCACCTGCGCCGCCGATCGCCGGCATCATCGGCGCAACCGGAGACGCCGGCGCGCCCGAAGGCGAGGTGCCGACCGTGCCGGTCGTCGGTGCCGTGATGCCCAGCAAATTCGTCAGCTGGTTGACGCCAGCATTCGCCGTGCCGTAGTTCTGCAGGAAAGGCTGCAGCGCCTGCGTGTAATTTGTCGTGAGCGCCTGGTTGCCCTGGTTGATCTGGCCCGTGGCTTGCGTTAGCCCGGACTGAATGCCGGCCTTCTGCGCGTTGGCCGCGTCCTGCGCGTCTTGATTTGAGAAAGAGTCGAAGAGGCCCATCAGACAGTCTCCATCGGGATTTTTCCATAACGCAGAAACGGAATTTGCTCCTGAACCGCCAGCCACTCTTGCGAGGGATACAGAAACACGACGAAGTTGCCGGCCTTACTGAGGCGCTGGCCTTCTCTCACTAGTTCGTCGGCGGTTCTCGGTTTTGCGTGTGCCATCAGACGACCCTCGTTTGAATGACAGAACCGTTGCGATAGAGAGACCCGATCGGCACACCAGCGGCGGCAGCGGCAGCATCATTGACCGCGTTCGTCAGCGACGTGCTTGCCGACGTCGTCAGCGCACTCACCAGCGCATCGAGCTTCAACAGGTAATCCCGAAACTGTTGCGTCGCGCGGCCTTGCGAATCCACCAGCGCGAACTGCGGATCGAACCTGCTTTTGACCGGCAACGTCATCGCGGCATCACCTCACGCGGATCACCCGACATGGTCGCGCCCATCAAGCCACGATAGACCGGATCGGTAATATCGATCCGCCACCTGACGCCCGATGGTCCCGCCTGCCCTCTGTTCTTCACGCTCGCGCGGCTTCGCTTGACCTTGCCCTGTGGCGCGAGCGAGCGGATCGACGGATTGTCGAAAGTCTGCCCGCCGTTCTTCGAACAGGAGATCGCGCAGTTCGGACTAATCGCGCCAGGCGCGGCCGTGATATCGGTCGCGGTCCCGCCTGACGTGTACGCATGAACGAAAACCGTGCCGGTCAATTCGATATGGTTGGCATCGACCACCACCATCGGGAAGGTGCCGTTGGCTTCGACTGTCCCGCCGACATTCGCCACCTGCACTTCATGCCCGGTTTGGGCTTGCGACGTCGAGTTGACCGTGAGCCGCACCACGCCCGCCGTACCAGCCGCAGCGCCCAGTACGGTCATCTGATAGTTGCCGACGATCTGCGCCGTGCCGAAATCGAAATCGAAATCCGCGCGCGCGATCGAGACCTGCTGCGGAAAGCCTTTGACGGGTCCTGATTCCAGCCGAAACAGCAGCGGCGAGCCGTCTTCGGTGAACGCGGTATCGTCGACCAGATGAATCTTGCCGCCTTGCTGGTCTCCGACCAGCCATTTGTTGAAGGCCGGATGGCCGCAGGTCGCGCGCGCCCTGCCATAAACGCCGGCTTTCCACGACTGCTTTTCGTGCCACTTGCGGGTCGCGAGATTGAACTCCCACGTCCAGGCCGGCGAGGAGATATTCCAGAACTTCCGCCCGCCATAGAGCTGCGTGCCGGCCTCGAGCTGGTTGCCAGCCTTTATCTGCGCCTCGATCAGACGATCCAGATCAGGCGGCGAGACCTTGACAGGCTGGGAGAGCGAGCCCGCGGTCATCCAGTACACGCCGTAATCACTCGCGACCCACAACAGCTCGCCGAAACCAACTTCATAACCTGCGATCGCCGCCGACTGCACCAGGCTCGTTTCCAGCACCGTCACCCGCGCGTAGGGATAGGCTGGCGCAGGGTTCGCGGCATCCTGTTGTACTTCGCAAGACCCTGTGGTGAAGAACAGCATCAAGCCACTCAAAGGGATTCCCCGCAACAGCGTGACGTCGGACTTCGCCTGCAAGGTCGTGAATGTCAGCGCGTTCTGCGTCAGCGCGTTAAGAGCAGAGGCGAACACGCGGCCGTCGCCGATCGTGAAGAAAAAGTAGCCGTCCTGAAACGCCACGCTATTCGGCTGCGGAAGATTTCCGCCGCCATTATACGCCGTCGGCGCATTCGGAACGCCCGCGGCCGTCAACGCAAAGGCGCCGTTGTCCGGATCGACCGCCACGACGTCGGGATTAGCGGCCTGATTCCTTGCGATCGAGACTTTCTTGGTGCCGAGCATGTTGCCCAGCACCGTGACGACGGCGCCGGTCTGGTCGACCGTGACGACGTTCGATTGGAACGCCTCGTAGACGATACCCTTGACCTGAAGTCCGCCGCGATAGTTGTTCTCTGCGGTCAGCGCGAACTGTGTAAGGCCTGCCGTGCCCCGCCACACCTGTGGTGCCGGAGAGGATGGTTTCGACGCCTCGCCCAACGGCTCCGCGTAAGCGTTGATCAGCCGGCCCGAACCTTCCTGCGGGTTTGCACCCGGAAAGGACGACAGAGGAAACGGGATCGTGACGGGACCGGGCATCAGTAGTTCACGAACCGCTGCGGCTCATAGGTCGGCCGGCCGCGCGTCATGATCTTCAGGGCTTGCGCAGCCGTCCCCGCGCCGATCGGGACGCCAGTCCCGGCCGCGCCGCCCAATCCCTTGTTGATCTTGTCCTCTAGGTCTTTCCCGACCAGGCCAAACTTGGTTGCACACTCGCCCGCCACGATATCGGCGAGCGAAGAGAACCACGCGGCGGGGATGTTGTTGGGATCCGGGACGGCGACGATCTCCAATCCCATCAACTGGCGGAAGATCGGGTCGATCTTCTCGTTGACGTAGGAGAAGTCCTCCGGATCGACGGGCTGACCGGCCGCGATGATGCCGAGGTTCTTCAACGCCTCGAGGATCAGCTCGGCCTGTGTCCGGTAGGGAGAATTGATCGCCACGGATGATTACCAGGGCAGTTCGTTGAAGCCGTGCTGCACCCACAGCGAAGAGACCTGCTCGGCCGTGAGCTCTTCCTGCTTGGCGAGTTCGCCCAGGCGCGCATTGAACAGCGTACCGATCAGGTCATAGTCGCTAGCGCCGACCTCGCAGAGCACGCGCATCTCGCGTTCCTTGGCGAAGCGCTCGATCAGCTTGGAGGTGGAATTGATCACGCGTTCGCCGTGATGCTCTTCCTTCATCCAGTCGGCCATATAGGCGCGGTACTGGTCCGCGTTTTCCGGACCGGATGACCTGGCCTTGGCGCGTTTGGCGCCGCCGACCGTGAAATGCTTGTTGTCCCGCGCGCGCTCGATCAGCTCCATGTTCAGCTGCTCGCGCTTGGTGCCATCCGGATGACCGGTCAGTTCCTTCGGCGTGTTGGCATGGAACGTCACACCTCCCCACATCGTGATCGGAGGATCGCCATGACCCGGGACATAGGTGATGGTTTCGGTGACGTGACCAATCGGAGATTCGGACGTTTGCGCACGCGCCATGACTTGTTTTCTCCTGAGAGATGATGATGCCGGGACTAAAAGCCCCGGCATCGGTTGGTAGTTGATGGATCAGCAGGCGACGCCAGTGCCGCCGGCAGGCACGGGCGTGCAGATGCCGTCGTTCGGGGCGATGTACTGGATGATCATGATCACCTGCCCCTGCGTGCCCTGCGAGCCCGCAGCACCCACGGTGTAGGTCGCGAACACGTCGAAACCGCCGGCCGCACCGGTCGAGGTCGCGCCGTTGCCGGTCACCGCTTCACCCGCGGAGGCAAAACCGGTGTCATAGACAGCGGTCGTCGCCTGGCCGGTGAAGACGTTGAAGGCGGCCATGATGTCGGTGCCCTGACCCGTTGTTCCCAGAGCGACCGTTGCCGACGTCGTCGGATTGAACGTGGTGATGATCTGTTTGGAGATCGCAACCAGGAACGCGTTGTAAGGCAGCGACGCGACGCGGATCGAACAGGCGGTATCCGCAGCCCGCAGCGGACAGTCGGAGAACTTGAACGAGAACCGCACATAGTGCATCGCCTGTTCGGGCAATACGCGCGGCGGCTGTGTGTTCTGCTTGCTGATGGTGAGCGTGGTCGCAACTACCGGACCGGCCAACAGGCTGGCAAGCGCGAGTGCTACAACGAGCGAGAACAAAGCGGCGCTAACCGCGACCGCAAGCTCGCGCAGTTTCAAGAGTTTCTTCATGGGTAAGGCCTCCTCGGCCTGAATGAATGAGGGAGAAGCGGCGCGGGTTGTTTAAGCCCGCGCCGCAGGATCAATCAGCCGTCAGGCCTTAGTTGTCGGCGACCGCGGCAAAGAAGCCGGTGTAGACGCCCCAGTCCTTGAAGTTGCCGGCGGCGTTCAGTTTGGCGATCTTGCCGACGCCGTACGACATCTTGATGCCCGCGCCGCGGAGGAACTGGTAATCGTCCTCCTTCAGGAAGGTCGGCGTCGGCATCTTGCCCCAGCACCAGGCGACCGCACCCTGACCGCAGAGATGGGCAGGCGCGACCTGGATGCCGGCAGCACCCGCGGTCTGGTAGAACACCGGAAGCCGCAGCGACAGTTCCGGGATTTCCCGGATGATGACGCCGTTGTAGAGCAGGTCGCCATCGACGAAGATCGGGTTCTTCAGGTAGCCCTGCTGCTCACGTGCACGGGAGTTCTGGTTCGCCGTCTTGATGTCCGCGTCATTCTGCGCGTCGCGGAACTGCTCTTGCCCCACGAACAGCACGAACCACTCGGTGCCGTTTTCCTTCAGCTTGAAGGGACGAATCCGGGGATTGGCCTTCTTCGCCGACCGCTTCATGCGGTTGACCAGCGCACCCGACAAGGTCATCGCGCCGGTGATATTCGCCATCGAAGCGGCGAAGTTGCCCGCCACCAGGTTCGCCGTGTTGCCCGAACCGATCAGCAATCGGTCGGCGTTGTCGGTGATCCAGGTGTTGCGCTGGGCAGCGGTTGCGGCATCGAACAGGACGCCGTTGACGCGCTGGCCAAGGTTGGAGCCGAGACCCGCAGGCGCGGCCTGCGAGGGCACCGCGTAGAAGCCGTCGACGATCTCGTCGCGCTGCTTCTCCTGGCCCCAATCCACCAGCGCCGGCTTGACTTCGGCGAACAGATCGATCGAGGACTTCTGCTCTTCGGCATTGTCGAGCGTGACCGCGTTGCGGGCCCAGTCGATCCAGAAGCGGGTGCCCTGGTTGTCGAGAGCTTCTTCATTGCCGCGCAGCGTGCCGCGGCCGACGCCTTGAGACTGGAGACGGGCGCGCAGGGGGATATTGATCTGCTCGCCGCCGTTCTTCCCGCCCTTGTTGAGATCGGTGATGACCCGAATGATCGAGTTCATCGACGTTCCCATGTAGGGCGAGAACAGATTTTCGCGAACGTATTCGCGGTAGACTTCCTTTCGGAAGACGATGAGTTTGTTGTTTGCAGCAGTGGTCGTCAGCGCCATGGCCGATGTCCTTTGAGGGCATGGCCTGAGGCATCACGCGTTCGCGCGACGGATCGCGCCGGCGGACAAACCGCCAGCGGCAACTGTTACTTGATCGACGTCAGTGAAAAAGCGGTCAGCGCCAGGCCGCATCCGCGACACCCTGATCGGTATCGTCGGACGCGCTTTGATCGACCCTCTCACCGCTCAGTCGCGACGCGCCGGGAGCGCGAGCAATCGAGGGCGGCAAGCGGGTGGTGGTGCGCGGGCTGCCATTGTCACCTTGCTGGGCGTCGCCGCGAGCGGCGGCGATAACCTGCTTGATGAACTCAGGGTCTTTCAGGAGGGATTCACGCGTCTCGGTTTTGATCTTGTCGCGAAACTTACCGATATCATCGCCGACTTCGAGGCGGGCTTCGCTGTCCTTGTGCCAGCGCACCAACGCTTCGCCAGGGTTGGGCGAGTTGTAGATGCTCTGCACCAGTTGCCGATCGGCGGGGTTCTGCGGATTGAGCTTGTCGATCGCGGCCATCGCGTTGGTGAATGTTGCACCGTGGCGGTTGCCGGCATTCTCGAAGCTCATCTGCACCAAATTGGTTCGCATGGTGTTGACCACGCCGTTCAACTTGGCATCGAAACCCTGCTGAAGGTGTTCAACAAAACCCGTGGGATTCTCGAAGAGGTCGGGCGCCGACGCCGGTTTGGTGTCGGCTTCCGTTCGCGGCTGCGGGGGACGAATCCCCTGCAGCTGCTGCGTCAGCGCAGCGACTTGCGTCTTCAGTGCGTCAATCTCGCCCTTGCTGGCCCCACTGGCCTTGAGAGTTTCGATCTCCGTCTTCAGACCGTCGCGCTCCGTCTTGATGGCATCGCGTTCCTCGCGGAGTTTTCGATGCTCACTCGACGGCACCCGGCCTTGCGGTTGCTGCTCGGCACCAGGCTTGGGCTGTTCACCCTGGCCAGGCTTTGCAGCAGCAGCTGCGGCCTCGGCCGCTTCAGCTTCGCGCAATTCCTCTTCGGTGAGTTCGACCTCTTGATCCGTCTCCTCGGAGACTTCCTCGTCGGTCTCTTCACCCGCCTCATGCTGACCTTCGAGGCCATCGCCCATGCTCTCAAGCGCGCGATCGCCCGTCTCGTCTGCAGGATCCGTATCTTCGATATCCCATGCTTCGCCGGCGATCTCCCGTTCAGTTGCGGTGATCGCTTCGCCGATAGCGTCGACTTCCCTGACTTGACCCATAATGGCTAAACCCTTGTACATCCGTCTGGTCGGATGCGGACCGCGCTCTCTGTTGGACACCGTGAGCGGAATTTGCAGCGTTGCGCCGTATGGTGGTCGCCTACACGCAGAGATAAAGCCGGTCTCTCCGTCTTGACCGTGCGCCGTCTGGTGGCGCGGACCGAAACTGTTAGGAGTTGAGGTGAGTCCCGTTCATGTCGTCGGGCTCGCGAAATTCGTTTGCGGCGTCCTGTTGCTGCTTGGCGTACAGCGCCAGACCCTTCTGAAGTGCATCGATCAGGACAGATGCAGCGGGCGGCGAGCAGCGAAGATGCGCCACACAGTTGTTTTCAACGGCGACCTTGCCATCCGGCTTCGGCATCAGAACGCGCACGCCAATCTCGATCTCGATATTGCCGCTGAATGACCCATACAGCGGGACGTTATCGAAATAGACAATCGGCGCGGCTGAAGCGTTCTTCAGCAAAGGTGCAGCGGATTGCGTCGTGGTCTTCGGAACAGGCGCCATGATGAAAATCTCTCAGTACTGGTAGCCCCACGAATTGACATCGACCGCAGTTGCGGTGCCGTCTGCCGTCGTGGTGATCGTGATCGCCGTGTTGACGGCGCTTGCTGGGATGCAGGGATTGAAGCTCGCGTCAGCCACCTTGCCGCCGGCGGCGCTCGAGCTGCCTTGATAGACCTGCGAGGAACCGGTGAGGCCGGCGACGGTGATCGGGCCCACAGCCGCCGTACCGCCGATCGCGTACACGTTGAAGCCGCAGATGTAGGTCGTCTTGCTCGCCGCTCCCGCAAGCGTGCCGACGACCGCGCCCGTCGTTCCCGTCGCGTTGCCCGTGACCGGCGTCGCCTGCACCGCTGTAACCGGATTGAACGGGTAAGGCGTCTGACCAGTCGGGTTCGGTGCCACACCGGGGTTGCTGCACGGAACCGCACGCGGCGGGTTTGCCGTGTTGAGGCACATGCCGACCGAGCCGTTCACCCCACCGCCGCCCGGCGTAAAGAAATAGGTGTCCGTGTTCGGCGACTGCGCGAAGGCGCTTGCCAGCATCGCAAGCGAAAGCGCGATGACGGTAAGCGCGCCGCGGACGGTGTTGCGGATCATGTCGGACGTCTCCGTCACAAGGGTGCGCCAAATGGCGCAGGCTGCTGTGGTTGCATCGGTCGTTGCGGCATCGCCGCGGCCGAGTTCGGCGGGTTGAGGAACGGCTGCATCACGCGATGCGCTTCGAGCAGGGAATCCCGCACGAATTCTGCAGCGTCGAGATGCGAAGCGCTGGCCAGATGCCCCGCCCTTGCGGCTTCCGTCGTGACCTTGGCGCGCTTCTCGGCGGCTGCGGCCATTTCCTTTTCGACCTGCGCGATCGTCCGCTGCGTCTCGGCGGCTGTCTTCGCATTCTTCGAGGCAAGACCTTCGATTGTCAGCCGCGTCTGAGCCTGCTGGACCTGCATCTGCTCGGGTTTCGGCGCCATCATCTGCAGCAAGCGGTCCTTTTCCGAGCGCGGCAGCGAGGGGTCCATCTCGATCAGCACCTGCGGCGGGAAGGTGCCGGGCGGGTACTTGGCAAGCTTGTCGGCGAGCTCGGCCATCATCGACATGACGTCCGGGCCTTCATCCAGCACGATGTTGACGTCCATCGCGCCGATCGCGTTGACGATCACGGATCGGCCCCATTCGTCGAGATCGACGCCGTTGATCTGGATGAACTGCGCCATCTTCTGGTTGTCGTTGACGCGAATCCAGCGTTCGGCTTTCCAATGGCGCTGGATCGCGTTCAGAATTTTGCGATAGATGTTGAGCTTCCATGCGCGCTGGGCCATCACGAAAGGGCCGAGCTCTGCCATGCCGGGTTGGCGCAGAAGCTCGATCGCCTTGCCGGAAATGTTCATCAACCCGGGACCTTGCATCGCCGCCATGTTGGCGTTGGCAAAGCCCTCCATCTCGTTCTTGGCATCGTCGGTGAAAGTCGAGAACACCGCGATGTCCGGATGGGTATCGTCGACCTTGAAATCCTTGCCGGGATTCCGCTCGACGTAACCATCGTGGCGGGCGATCTCGCGCCGCGCGATCTCGACGTCGTCGACCGCGCCCTTCTCGGCGACGACACGGCGCGAGTTCGCCAGCGCCAAGGTCTTGGACTTGCCCTGGTTCAGGGCATCCTGCGGACCCTTGAAGTTGCGCACGAACGAGTAGCGGTCGCCGTCCTGGTCGATCGCCGCCGAGAATGCCTCGATGGAATAGGTGGTCTCGCCCTTTTCGTCATAGAACGGCGACACGCCCTGGTCGAGCAGGACATTCGCGACATAAAACGCCCAGCGCCACTGGCCCTTGTAGCGATACCAGTGCTCCACCATGCGCAAACGCTTTGCAGACGAGATCAGCCACTTGATCTCGCGATCCGGATTGGTGGTGAGATCGGAATCCCCCTCGAACAGGCCTTCGAGCAGTTCCCGCTTGTGCGGGAACATGTCACAGGCGGCATCGAGGTCCATCCACTTTGCGAGACCGTCGAAGCGCTTGTCCTCGAAACAGAAGTGGTAGGAGCGCGGATCGTAGAAATATTCGTCGCCGATCACCCAATGCAGGCCGACGTCGGGATCGCCCTTGTCGCCTTTCGTGAGTACCAGTTGCACGCCGGCGATGCCCTCGATGCCCGCCTGCAGCATGCAGATCGGCTCGATGTTGTTCTTGAACTGGTTGGCATCGAGCACGTAGCGCACGGACTGTTCGGCGACCTGGGCGCCGGCTTCCGACTTCGGGTCGCGGCCTTCGGCCTTCGGGTCGGTGCGCATCTTCGCCACCACGCCGACGATACCGTTGATCTTGCGCCCGATCCGGTTCCAGATTTGCACCGGCTGATGGCGCGCCTTCAGCACCCGCAGCTGTTCGGCCGTGAGTTGCGCGCCGTGATAGTAGCGGCGGGAGTCCTTCTGCTCCTCGATCTCTTCGGTCTTGGAATAGAGGTAGTCGAGATACTGGTTGCGCAGCTCGCGCACCGGCAGGAACTCTTCCGCCTCCGGATCGACGTCTTCGCGCTTGTCCGCCGCCTGCTCCGTGCCCGAGGTCTGGTCGAGCAGCGGCATCAGCCGCGCCTTATCAGCGCGGTCCATCTCATCGAGCGGCGAATATTCGGTGAGCGGCATCAGTGGACCATTTTGGGGGTGGAGCGTTCGAACGTCAGAGCGCGATCATCTCGACAATCCAGCCGTCTCCATCCAATCCAGCGCAAGCAGCCAACCTCTTTAAAGGTCACTTCAATCACACCATCCGGCTTGGACATCTCTCGGTAAAATGTCGCGCGATCAAGCACGGGGGTGATATCTGACCAACGGCGACGCTGGTCGTCATCCCATCCATCTTCGGTCATCAACGCTTCAAAATCTGGCCGCGTCACGAGCGCGCACCAATCTTCGCCATGGCCTTGTCCGAGATCAGGCCTTTCTTGGCGAGCGAAGCGGCCTTGTCTGCGACTTCGCGCATTTCGTCGGCGTGACGGGCGGCTTCCTTGCGCACCAGGCCCATCATCTTCTTGTCTTTCGTCAGCTCGCCCGCACGCATCATGGTATGCATGGCATCGCGCACGGCCCACTTGTCGTATTTGTCGGATTCGATAGCGACAGGAGCGTCCGCGTTAGCGGAAGTCGACTTGGATTTCGCCATTTGGATTTCTCCATTGCCGGCTTTGACGGACGCCCGCCAACCAGTGCGCGGCGGACTTCGGATCGAGGCCATCCGCCTTTGCTTTCATCGCCCACGAGAACCCGTGCTCATTGATCAGATCGCGCCAGGGCTTTTCCATCTGGTCGATCTTCATCATCATGCCGAAGCGGTCATACTCCGGCGGATCGTCATCCGGGTCCGGGTCTTCGGGGACCTCGAACCAACGCGGCCGGTGCGGATCGTTTTCGATGGCGCGGCGGCGCCGAAAGTACGCGCGGCCGTGCAGCACGGCTTAACCTTGCGCGATCCGCTTGTCGTACTGTTTGGGCGAGATGCGCCCGGCCTTCAGCAACTCATCCGCCTGCCGCTCGACCTTGCTCTTCGGCTTGTCCGGGCCCAGCACCTCTTCCAGCTGCTCGCGCGCGGTATCGAGCGCGTCGACCGGCTTGTCCAACAGATGCCCTTCGACCATCTCGGCCAGGCGCTTGACTTCGGAGATCGCGGCATCGGCCGTGTCGCCCATCGCGACCAGCGCGCCCATCTCGGCGCATCCGGTCCATTGCGGGATTACGTAATACTCGCCCTCGATGCAGCAGCAGTTGCGGAGCTTGACGTTCTCACGGATCTTGGTGGGAAAGCGGATATGCGCCCAGTTCTGGTCCGCCCATTCGGAGATCAGCAAGACTTCCGCGCCCCAATTGGCCTTGAACTCCGGCTCGATCAGGATTCCTTCAGAGCCATACCAGATCACTTCGGCTATGTTGGCGATCAGGTTCTGATAGAGCTCGCTGGGAGGCGAGCCTAGCCGGCAGCACGGGTCTATCAGGTAGGCCTTGCCGTCCTTGGTGCAGCGGACTTCGGTCGAGATGAAGCCGCGGTAGCCGTAGCGCTTGAGCGCGGGCTTGAGCTTGTCGTTGACGCTTTGGACCTGTTTGGGGAGCCTGTCATAGGACGTCGTCTTCATGACGTAGGCTTCGTCCTTGATCTCAACTCCGGTCATGGCGCCGCGCGGATACTTGCCATCGATCACGTAACCGTCGTAGCCGGTCTCGATCGCATCGTTGATGCCTTCCTCGACCGTGAACTCCATGATCTTCTTCATGGCGCCCATGTTGTGCTCCAGCTCATCGAGCCGGGTTTCGACCTGGGCGTAGGTCTTGGACTGGAACGTCTCCATGTCGCCGCGGGTGCCGGAGATTTTCACCCACTGGTCATCGTTGGCCTTGAGGTGCTTGCGCAACCCATCAAGCCCCTTGATGACCTTATAGGGGCCGATATCGATGCCGAGCTTGCGGGAGGCTTCCTTCGAGGTCGGCCGGTCGATCTCCAGTTCCGCACCACCGCGGCAGCCCCACACTCTTTTGCCGATGCCGGCGAGATAGTTCTGCAGGCCTGCTTCGTACACGTCCGGGAAGATGAAGATGTCGATCTCATCGAAGTGCTGCCACGGGTCTGCGATCCGTTCGACACCTTCGAGGCCATAACCGATCAGGAGCGGATTGGACTTCGGCATGCCGGAGGTCCACGGCACGTAGTACAGCACGCGGCCGAAGGACTTCGCCAGCGTGACGGCGAGCTCCGGGAAGATGCCGTTGTCCCAGATCAGCGCGCATTTGGATTTGAGATTGACCGGCATCAAGCGCGCGCCGACCGCGTTTCGTCGTACAGCTTGATTCCGGCTTCACTCCGCATATCGATGAATTTGCTGCCGTCCCATATTGACGGCGTCTTTTCGGACCCTCGATACAGGTTGACGGTGTGGCCAACCGGAAGCTGATCGTTCGGACCGGTTGGCTCAAAATACCATCGGCCATTTTCGAGATACGCCGTAACCTTGTGACCGCCGCGCAGGATCGACTTCACCCACTCAGGGCGATCATCGGCTGCGAACTTGTCCGAATTCCAGATTGTCTCGACCATCTCGCCGCCCTCACACCAAGTTCAACTCTGAGACCATGCGGCGCGCCTCGCCCTTCAACGCAACCAGCCCATATTCCTTGGCGACGCCGTCGATCGCATGCAGTCCAAACGGCTTGCAGGAGCAGATGAAGAGAAACGCGCCGTTGTGGTCCGACCAGGTATCCAAGACGAGGAAGGATTCCGTGATCGGCAGGAAGATCGAATGACCGATGCCGCCCTTGCCGTTCGGCAGCGGATAGGAGCAGACCGCGCCGTCGCCGACGGCGGACATGCCGATCTTGGCAGTCACGTCTTTAAGGAAATGCTGCCACTCGGTAACCGGCAGCTCGCCACGCAGGACGATGCCTGCGACACGCATCCTTTGCCCCAACCGCTCACCCATCAGTACGACTTCAGGTGGCGCGCTGCCGCCTTCTCCGAGATCATGCCGCGCTTCATGGCGGACTTCGCCTTCTTGCGGACCACGGCTTTCTTCGCCGCACCTGAGGGCTCGCGGGTGACCGCGCCTTTGAAGGCGACAGGTTTGTTGTTCGGAGCTGAGGTGGTTTCCGCCATCACTCACCATCCTCAAGCAGCTTGACGCGCGCTGGCTTGAACACGGCGCGATTGATCGCCATGAAACCTTGCTCGATTGCTGTTCGGCCGATGGCGAGCCAGCGTTGATCGACTGCGAGGTGCTTGTCCGATGCCAGCATGTCGACCTGCCGCAACACGCGCTCTTCAAGCTCCTTGTTGCAGTTGACCTCATGCACCGCGTAACTGCCTTGCGGCTGATAGCCCTTGACGGGCAGGCCCTCGTGCTGGCGCGGGCTTTCCTCAGGCTTGTAACCCTCGAGGAAGGCGGTGCGCGGCGAGAACGACTTATAGCCGTCGGCGTATTGCACGTAGAAGTCGCCGGGCACTGGCTGATAGCGCGACCACATATCAGCCGGGACCGTGATCGACGCATAGCCTTCGTCCTTGAAGGTCAACCGGCAAGTAAGCCGGTCCGCACTTTCGATCTCAAGTGCCCACACCTGCTTGTGGGACTTATACCGAGGCATCTCAGTCATCGCGCCTTCGCTCATCGGATCAACCTTTCCTCGTTGACGAATAAGTCGGCCGGCCTCTTCCGATTAGGCAGTTCAATGTCTACCGGCCTTGCGGCCTGCCCGAACGCCTCCCGCCCATGCATCGGAAGCGTGTTTGACCAGCCCGCCGGCCACGGGGCGCTGGTGGAGTTGAAGCATCGGGTCAGTCTTGCGGGGGGTCGCGATCTTCGTCGCCGTAGTCGCGCCACTCATCCGGTTCATCGGGCTCGATGTCCGGATCGTCCTCTTCGTCTTCCGGGTCGATCACACCTGCGCTTCAGCAACTTCCGCGACCGGCGTATCGTCCGGCGCGGGCACATCGAGCAGCTCGCGGATTTCCTTGAGGACGGCGAGCGTCACGGGCGCGTTGTGCTGGATCGCGTGCTCCAGCTCGGCAACCACGGCCGCGGCGCGCTCTTCGCGCGAGGGAACCGGCTCTTCCTTGTAGCCGCCTTCGATCGCCTTCTGCATCGGAGACGGTTGGACATTCACCGGGCCGTTGCCCTGGTGCTGCGGATCGGTCATCGCGCCCTCGTCTTTATTCGCGGCAACGCCTGCGGTCACTTCGTCGGTCATGTTCGTCTCCTCTGGCTTTCGCCCCAATCACAGTGTCGCGGTGGAATCCGCGTATCCGCCTTCGTCTGCCGAGCGGTAGGCGTCGCGTTTTTCGGCGTCATCCTTGGGCAGGCTCTTGATCCAGGGCCGCGAGGCGCATGCGTAGCGCACATCATCGGCATTGTGGTCTTCCTGAGTCGTATCCAGGTCTTCAGCGCGGTGCGGATCGTGCTGCAGCACTGGAATCGTTCGGATGGAATTGACGCACACTGAAAAGAAATAAATCATCGGCCGACCGACAGACCAATCAACGCTACCGTCGTTCAACTTGCGCGCGGTGCCGACAAAACGGGATCGCACCAAATCCCATCCACCCATCGGGCCACCGCGATCTCGGCTGTCTGCTTTTGACACCCTCGCGTTGTCAGCCTCATGGAACGCGATCAGCTTCTTCTTGAGAAGAACGTCGTTGATCCGTTCCGCAATTGACGGCCCACCGTCTTCTTTGAACGCCGATGGATCGAGCACGCCGAACGTCAGTTTCGGATCGTTTTTTTCAGCTTCGGCGATCCGACCGCCGACGTCTTCAGCGAATAACTTTTGCCCAATCTTGCCATACAACTCGCGGTACCTAACCAGCGCGCCGCGCGGCAACGTCAACCCGTTTGTTAGTTGGTAGTCGTCGCTTACGACGCCCCACCAACCGATGGAGTATGGGGAATAAGAGCCCCAGTCGCCGGATCGAAACCGCAGCCAGTGATAAGGCAACGGAAACGGTTCGATAACATGCTGCTCATTGCTCCACTCGGAAAAGAACGCCCCTTCGACCACGTCCCAGTCGCCCTTGAGCATCGCCGCGACCAGCGTCGCTGACCCTAAGCCCGCAAGCTTGGCGCGGTAGCTCGGATCATCCGTCGTCATTGACGGATTGTCTTCGAGACGCGCCGGAATGTACTGGCGGCGCATGCCGCCTTCGGACTCCGGCATCTGCCGGATCGTCACCGGCATCGTGCCGGAAATGAACGTCGTCTTGACGAACAGGTGGCCGATGTTGCCGGGATTGGCCGCGCACAGGATGCGCGGGAATTTCCCGACATATTCCAGCGGAAGCTTGATGCCGACCATGCGCACGCGGGCACGCAGGAAGCGGTAAATCTTCTCCGTGAAGTGCGTCAGCTCGTCGATCAGCAGGACGTGGATTTCCGCGCCCTGGTACTTGAAGCGGTCGGCTTCCGTCTTGCAGTGACAGAGATAGATGACGCTCTTGTTCCAGAAGTGGATTTCATCGCCGACGATGCGGACCCAGCCCGCCCATTCCCAGATCGCAAGCAGCGCGCGGAAGCCTTTCGGGCCCTCCATGTGGTTCTTGTAGAGGTCTTCGCGGACCCTTCGGAACAGATAGACCTGAAGGCCCGCGATATTGGAGCACCACACGATGGCGGCGATCCGCATCAGATGAGACTTGCCGGGACCGGCAGCGCCTCCGAACAGGACTTCGGTCGCTTCAGTTAGGAACGCGATCCACTGTTTGGGGTGCAGATGGACCCGGAGCGCGTCGGGGCGGGCTTCATGCAACCGCGCACCTTGCGCGAGGCTTGCGCCTCAAAACGTAGATCGCTTTTGCTCCCCACTTTCTTGCGGCTGCTGACTGATCCGCTATCGAGCCAGCCTGAAAGCCCCAAAACATAACGCATCCGGGGTACGGCGTTTTGAGCACGCCCAAATGATCGCCAAAATCGCGGGGTGCGTAACCGACGCGGCCGTTTGACGTCTCGACAACCAGCACTTCGGTCGGGAATGGCATCACGTCCCCGCGGTCTGGGCTTGTGACGGTGCGCCGGTCATGATGATGGTGGGCCCGATCGCAGCCGCCGGCAGCGGCGTGCCGCCTGGTCCTGAGGCTTCGACGCGGTTGCGCCACACACCCGCCAAGGTCGCCTTGGTCTGGATGCACTGATTGGCCGCGGAAAAGTCCCGTTTCGTCATGGCGCCGGCGCGCGCCTGCTCGGCTTCGACCAAAAGTGATGCCACGGAGGTCGAGGCCAGCGCCGCGCCCTGATACTGGATGCCGGCGACACGCTCGCGGATTTGCTTGCGCTGGCAAAATTTGCGGGCATTGGCCTTGAACGAAGACGCGCCGGTATCGAGCCCGCCCAAGGCCGCCGCCTCTTCCTGCAAGGTCGCATGATCCGACAGCGCGCGCTTGGCCCGCTCTTCCGGAGTCATGGCAAAGCCGCCGGCCAGATGCTGGGCCGCGCGTTCGTCCTGAGGGTTCTTGAGCGCCACCATCAGCATCGATGGCGCTCGGTCCGCGGATTGCATCGTCGTCTGATTCCAAATGAGTCCGGATTGACTCAGTTTCGCCGCAAAGACGCGCCGCTCGCCGGAGGGCTCAAGCGAGCGGCGCGAAGTCACAAGGAGGAGGAAACGCCCAAGGAGGGCAGGACGGCACGGCTAAGTGAACCGCCCCCTAACAAATGCAAAAGCCCGGCGCTTTGGCCGGGCTGTTTTATCGCATGCGATGCACTTTACGTGACGTGTGCGTGACGTGGCCGTGATTTTCGCGTGACGGGTTTACTTGAACTTTTCGAGAGAACTGAGCGGGAGCTTGGAGCGGGTCGATCGTCCGAAGATGTTGATAGCTATGGTCGCGCACATTGATTCGTCAAGCTCTGACAACACGCCGTCATCGAGCTGCTGTTGAAGCTTGATTGGCAACTCTTCGACGATGCCGTTGAAGCATTTGAAGGGCCCGTCTTTGATCAGGACATTCTCGCCGATCTCGAATAACTGTCGGAGCGAGGTCGCCGCCGGGATCACGCCGTCATCTTCCAGCGACTTCAGATGATTGATCCACGCGTCATCGGCCACAACCGGCTGCCCCGCCGCGCAATGCATGCCATAGACCCCTGCAAAATCGAACAGCTCGTGGCACCGCTCATCGCGCACGTCAAAACGAATGAACGGATAGCTCGGAAAGATCGCCATCAACTGAGGCCGGCTGATCATCGCGCCTGCGCCGCGCTGCGATGGCGTCAATTCCCGCTTTGGAACCGGCCGCAGCACTAACGTTTTGGGATAATAGACCTCGTAACCGAACTGCTTAAGGAAATCCCTCAGTTTGGTTTCGACCCCCGATTTGGCCTGAAGCAGATACCACGCGAGGCCCGTACGGTTCCCGACGCGCGGCGCTCGCGGCCAAGGGCATCCCGCACCCTCTTCGATGTCCGAGCCGTCGATGCCCTTGCGTTCCGTTGCCATTTCCATCCTGCCCTCTCCTGAATCACTTGAAATCTTCCGCGTCCTGTTCGTTCATCAGCGTTTCTGGAGGCCCGGTTGCCGTGGCCGCAGCTTCTTCGGGCGGCTCCTCACCGAGCGGGTAGAGTTTTCCGGTCGCTGATGGTGGGAACGTCCATGGCGCTCGGCTTCCTTCAGCCATACGGCGCGGCCGGTTGCAGAAAATCCGTTCCCGCAGGAATCGCTCCCACGCCCCGGCCTGTTCGCGATTGAGCGTGACCCATTCACTTGGTTGTGTGGCTTGTGCGACGGCGCGCAGCCGATCGTCGACCGGGCCGCGGTAGCTCACGCCTCCGTCGGGCGTGCGCCAGACGTGTCGAAAAAACTCTCCGACGCCTCCGATGTCGTGCAGGATGACGATCGCGCGGGCCTCAATGCTGCCCTTGACGAACGCCGGGGGCGATGATCCTTCCACCTTCGCCTGATCGAGCAGCGTCCAGCGCTTTTCCCGCAGATACTTCCAGCCGGCGGGAACGGTCGTGCGCTTGTCGCGTTTGAGCTTCTCGATGAACGGCGCGATGCCGGCGAGGGAGGCTTCGCCCTCCTCCGGCGTCAGCGCGTACCAGGCCTCATCGATGCGAGATTGATCGTCGCTTGCGATCGTCGGCCATCGCCGCTTGAAATCTGCCAGATGCAGCGCGTGCTTTTCCCTCGCGCGCGCGCCCTCTCTCTCAGTTTTTTGGTCGGATTCGTCCCTTGGTAAATCCTTGTTTGGTATATCTTTATAGGCCAGCGGCGGGTCAACCGGCGACGGGTGAGCCAGCGACGGGTAACCCGTAGGTGGTATGCCGGTTTCCGACACGTCTTCGGGACCGGAAACGATCATGGAGTCATCGTCCGCACCCGCCTCGCTGGACCCCAGCGACAAAGCGGCGCGGACTTCTTCATCCGTCATTTCAGGCCCGGGGATGTCCCGGATGTCATAGATCACAAAGGTGGTGCCGTTCGGCGCGTGCGACCTGATCGGCCAGCACCAGCCGGTCTTGATCCAGTTCCAGATGACGCGCTTCATGGCCTCCCGGCCGATGCCCCAGCGGCGTTGCAGCGCAGGCCTGCGCACCTCCCAGTCATGCGGTCGCGACAACAGATAGGCCAGGATGCCGACCTCATCGGCTTTCAGCCGCGCGTCATCGAACAGCGTGTTCGATATCGTCGTGAAGTTGGCGGTATGGCGGCGGCGGATGATCATGCGGTAGCTGGTTCCCGCACAATCCCCAGCGCCTTTTCGCAAGCCGCGACGCACTGCTCGACCAATCTCGTCAGCTCAGTGGCGCGCGCATCGAGCTCGCTCCACAGGATCAGGATTTCATTGGCGCAGGAGTGATGCTGCTGCCGATCCATTTCCTCCCGGCCGCGCACGGCAATATGCGCCGAGATCAGCAGGCCGAGCGGAACGTCGGGCTCGTTCTCCTCGCCAAAAAGCACGCCGGTCCGACGCGCGATGTCCCCGCCGTAACGGGTCATCAATCGCACGCGAAGGCGGCGCGGGCATGTCCTCTCTAAATCCTCTGCGCGCAGCAGCGCCTTGCAGATTTCATCGCCTACATTGATCGTCATCGCCTTGCTCCCTCCTGTGGAAAACCTGCATAACGGGGACGCCCGGCACAAACCTGCGCTTCGCGAGGCGACGCCATCGCGCTGAAGTGAGAGGATGCGAGCGTCGGAAGCTGCGCGGGCGTTGAAGCAAGTTTTTGGAGCTTCCCAACGCCAGCATGCGCTGATGCGGGCTCACGGTGCGAGACAGCGGGGCAAGTGAACATCAGCATCAGCCGCCGTGCCCCGTGTATCTCTCGCCGGACGAACCAAAGCCGCCGCAGCGGTAGCGAACGCACAATACAAATCGGCGCCAGCGTCGCCGCGGCGAACGGTTGATCGGTCTAAGCAGCAGAATGTGCGCGCATCGCTTCATCGGATGCACACCACGGCCGCCGGCGCGACCTTCTGCGAAAGCCAATCGATCCACTGCACCGCGTCCATGACGAACCAGATCGCAACGAGGATGCCGCCGCCGATCAATTCGCCGCGCGTGACCGCCTGCCCCGTCATCAACCGGTGAAACCCATCCCTCATCGCAACTTGCTCCCCTGTCTCGCACCGTGAGCCCGCTTCTGCGGGATCAGACCGTCGTAAGCTCCACATCCTTCGTCCCACATCACGCCACCTTCCCCTGCGACGGAATGCACACCGGCCGGAAGTCATCCGACAGCTGCACGGTCGTGTTCGGATAGCGCCACTCCCGATGCCCTGCGCCGCCTCCGTCATGGACGGTGACCTTGATGACCGAACACAGCACGCAGGTGCGCTCGGTCTGGTTTTTTCCAGAGCAGCTCTGGTCCGCCGGCACGTCGACCGGATCGGCGAAGACGTGGCGGGGCATCTCGGGCGGGGTTGCGGCGCCGGGCATGGGGATGATGTCGGTCATCGTCTCCGCTCCCGCAGCATCTTCAGCACGCCTTCTATGTGCGACTTCGCCGCATCCTTGGCGTCGCGATTGTCGTCATCGGTCTCGGTGCG